ACAGTTAGCAGATGGCGTGGGCTGGGACAAGGCTAATGCGCTGGGGGCTAGATTCAAGACGCCGGAAGCGCTCTTACTGGCCAGTGAGAAGCAGCTCATGGAAGTGGACGGCATTGGCAAAAAGCTAGCAAGAGGAATACTAGACGGAATACACAATGGATAACCCCTCATACGTAGGCGTAGGCTTGGTCGTTGCAATCCCCTTTGGCTACAAAGTCGTGCATCGTTCATTCGCGCGCAGTCTCGCCTGCATGGCCTACCCGATTGGCACGTCACGGGCGTTTACGCACGTAGATGACCAGCCCTTGGATATTGCCCGCGAGGTGCTAGCAGAGAAGGCCATCGCCAATGGAGCCAAGTACATGCTGTTTTGGGACGACGATATTGACGCTCCTTCCTATGGCTTGCGCTATCTACTAGCTACAATGGAGCAGTACTCAGACGTGCTGGCCTGCGCTGGCATATACTCTGCCCGCAGTGAGCCATGTGAGCCCTGCGTGTTCCGCGGAGTAGGTCAAGGCCCATTCTGGAAGTGGAAGGTAGGCGAGATTTTCGAGGTTGACGCCATTGGCCCGGGCTTTATGCTGATTAACCTAGCCAAGTTGCAATCCATGGTGCGGCCTTGGTTTCAATTTGTGGACGAATCCTCTGCCGATCCCAACGCGGAAGTGCAGCAAGTCACCACTACCGAGGATATGTACTTTGCTAGGAAAGCCAAAGCTGCTGGCCATCGCATATTGGCCCATGGCGGGGTGCTTTGTAAACACTGTGACCGGAAGAGTGGGAACGTATATGAGATTCCAACGGATAGCTTCCCGTTCCTGCAATAGGGGGCCGTATGATAATACCCGATCCACTACAGCCTTGGGGCATAGATGAAGCGAAAGCCGACCAGCAGGATAGGGAATGCTTGGCGATATTGGCATTGGCTGAGTTGGATGAAGTGTTTCCCGAGAGCAAGGGTTTCACAATCTCACAGATAGCAGCAATGGTACGCGAGATGGCTGAGCGTGGCGAACCGCTCAATGAGTATGCAGTGCGGTACCGGCAGAGGACGGTTGAGAATTGAAAGTAAACATAATCAGCAATCGAGACGGCTGGGGGCTGGAACGCGATGCGGATATTCTCCTATCCCTGCTCACGGAATGGGGCCACACTACTGAATTCTGTAGCTGGAAGGAGCCTGTGCCTCTCCTGCCTCGCGCCCAAGTAGCCGTCTACTGTGAAGTTATAGTACCAGTCCTCTTCATGTTCGCCCGCTATCAATGGCTCTTCATTAATCCCGAGTGGTGCTTCAAGGACTGGCAGGAGACGTTCGGCCAGTTCCAGTACCTGCTCTGCAAGACCCATGATGCGCAGCGCAGGATGCGGGAAGTCGTGGGTGAGAAGGCAGTATTCACCAACTTTACCTGCCGTGATCTACTGGATACTTCCATCAAGCGCCAGCGTAAGTTCCTGCATGTTGCGGGTGACTCACGCGCCAAGAACACGGATGCGGTTATCAAGGCGTGGCAGGCAAATCCCGACCTGCCACCGATGACTCTTGTGAGCCGCAACCACAAGTGCTTTGGCTATAAAAACATCATCTGGCGTGCGTGGGTGCCCAACTGGGAGATAACGCGACTATTCAATTCCCACATCTTCCACGTGTGCCCCTCGCAGTATGAGGGCTATGGCCACTACATTCATGAAGCACAGACCACGAAGGCTGTCATCCTGACTACTGATGCGCCCCCCATGGATGAGTTTGGGACGCCAGCACCATTCCGCGTGCCAGTGAGCAAGATTGAGCCACGGGAGTTTGGGCAGTTGAATTACGTTGACAGTTGTAGTATCGTGGATAGTGTAAGGAAGATGATTGAGCTGTCCGATGCCGAGGTAGAGGCTTACGGGGAAGAGGCAAGACAGCGGTTCTTTGATGACCGTGAGGATTTCCACAAACGCTTTGGGGAGTTGCTGAGGTGAGTTTCACTGTCCTAGATGTTGGCTGCCGCGGGGGGCCACCAGATGCATGGCTTCCAATCCCAGACTTGCGCATCATTGGCTTCGACGTGGATGGACGGGAGTGCAAGAGGCTGATTAGCCTCTATCCGCAGTTCACCTTCGTAACCTGCGCGCTGGGGTCGAAAGCTGGTGAGGGCTGCTTCTACCTTGCCCAAGACACCAGTTCTTCCTCCTTCTACCCACCGCGCGAAGAGGTGCTATCCTCTTACAAAGTCGTGGATGCATGGGATAAGGTACCCATTCGCACGCTGGACTCTTTTGCGCAGGAATACTTCCCAACTGGCGCTGACTTCTTAAAGTTGGACGCGCAGGGCTATGAGTTGGAAATCCTATGGGGGTCGGTGGAGACTCTAAAGTCAGTTGTGCTGGTTCAGGCTGAGGTCGAGTTCAACCCGCTCTACCAAGGCCAGCCTCTCTTTGGCGAGGTGGACGCTTTCCTGCGCGCACAGGGATTCGAGTTGTGGGACTTCCGGCAGATAACACATTATGGTAGAGGTCAGTTGTACTGGGCGGACGCTTACTATGTGCCCAAGCCCCTGCGCGACTTTGACAAGACGCAGGTCATCATGCACGCTCTGGAGTTTAATAAGTTCTTTGAGGCGGCGTAATCATGAATATTGCTTGTTTGTTTCCATCTAACGTGGGCTGCGGATATTGCATGGCTGATGGCGTGCCCATCGTGCTTCGGCGCATGGGCCATAGAGTCATGGAATACCGCAATCCTAGGATAGCGGACGGGCCATGTGAGTTTCCCGGATTTGACCTCGTGCTAGTTCTAGTACCGGAGGCTATAGACTCCAAGATTTACGCCAGCGCCAAACCGCCCATCGCTCTCTGGATATGCGAGACGACGGGGCGCGAAGACTTCGACTTTGGGCCGGGTTATGACTTCCTAACCAAACTCACTCCCTATTGCTTTTTCCCATCCGCCAGTGATGCTGAGCACTACGGCTGCACCTTCCTGCCATTTGGAGTGGACACTGAAGTGTTCCAGCCCATGCCCGAAATCAAGCGGGATGTAGCAGTGGGATTCTTGGGACAACTCTATGCCAAGCGGCGTGTGTTCTTGGGTAAGCTGGAAGAGGCTGGAATCCATGTTGAGGTACTGCCCCGTGTAGAGTGGGACTCTGACCCCAAAGTGTGGGGGGAGAACTTAGTTCTCGCCTATAATCGCATAGACCTGTTCGTCAGTCTGCCTTCGCTATCACTGCTAACGGTCTGCAAGGTATACGAAGCTATGGCCTGCGGGTGCGTGGTTGCTGAGATGCACGGGGAAGAGGACATTGAGGGGCTCAAGCGGATCATTGCGTGGGGCCGCGAGCACCGAGATGAGGCTGGGATGCAGGCTAGGATGTCGGCGGTGAAGTACTATAAGTTGGAATATCGCTTGCAGAAGATTCTCGACACGGTAGCAGCGGGAGATAAAAAATGAAATGGACTAATCTTGAACCAGGATGGAGGCTAGTCATAGGCCCCTTCGAGGTACAGTTGGAGTGGGCGAAAGGAAGAAGGTATCTAACCGTATCCTTCCCTGTACAACATACTGTCCTCACGGGGGGATTTCGCTCGTTCTTACGGGTGGGTTCCTGCCCCAATTGGTTCCCTGACACTAGCCTTTTCTGGGCTGGAGGTCATCTTCACCTATATGTAGGATTACTCAGGTTTCACGTTTGGCTTAACTTTGAATCGTCAGCCAACAGAAACCGTCTAGCCTCAGACCTTGCGCAGGCTAGGGATTCTTGGTTACGGTCTAAGGCAGTAGTGGGGGCAAAGTGAGAGACTTCATCATCGTTCCATCGCATGTCCGCCCTGAAATGCTGCAACTATCTCTAGAGCACCTGTTCAAATGCCCCGAGGCCAAGGATGCTAAGGTGGTAGTCTATGCCGACAACCATCCCCACTGGCCTACCCACCCAGATATCTTCGCAGTAGCCCGCAGGTTTCCAGTCAAACTGGTGAAGCGCGAGGCTGATGCTGGCTTCTACGCCATCCGCAACAAGCTAGAAGCTCTCAGGGACGCTTACAACGATGGGGCAGACCTCATCTATGACATCGAGGAAGATGTGCTCGTTGGTCAAGACCTCTTCCGGTGGCACCGTGCGATATTCGCACAAGAGCCCGACATCTTCGCCAGCATTGGGCGCAAGCGCGCTGCCGCTCACTTCCCGAATCCCAAGCCGGAGGATTATGAACTGGTCAGGGGCTTCAACTGTGGAGGCTCAGCCTTCCCCCGTAGGAGTATACCGCTCCTGCTAGATCACGCCACAAGGAAGTATTATGATTCCCCCTATGATTACTTGGCTGAAGCCTTCCCAGAGTTCGTGCCTGGGATGGGCAAGTCCAACTCTGGCTACGATGGCATGGTCTTGCGCGTTATCCTTCGCCAAGGCTCCTACTGTGCTTGGCCTGTCATCTCCCGCGCTCAGCACATTGGCATCTACGGGATGCACCGCCGCTACTGGGAACTCAGGGGAGATATGAGCACGGAACACATGCTGGTAATCCTGCGGGAGCGTATCAGGGATGAGCTTTGGATGTGCCAACACTTCAAAGATTGCGAAGTATTCGACCTAGAGGATAAAGTCTGGGACAAACCAGTGAGGATCGCTACCGATGCCCCGTGATTTCGTTATTGTACCAGCATTCAAGAGGCCGGAGATGCTAGAACTGTCTCTGCAACACCTTTTTCGCTGTCCAGAGGCAGACGATGCACAGGTCACTATCTACATAGACAAACACGTTGGCGAACTTCCAGACCCTGCTTGCTGGGAAGTGGCTAGGGGCTTTCCAGTGGAGCGGGTAGAACGTGAGTCCCACACTGGAAAGTTTGACATCAGGAACGTCATGGGGGCTTTTCAGGATGCTCAGGCTGCCGGAGCGGAATATACATTCCTAGTTGAGGAGGATGTGCTGGTAGCGGTGGACTACTTCCACTGGCACCATTTGGTCTTGGCCCAAGAGCCGGATGCTTTTGCTAGTATTGGACGCCACCCTAACTTGATCCACTTTAAGAGTAGCGGCATAAGCACTGAGAACTACGCAATCCTGTCTGCTTTCAGTTGCGTGGGCTCCTGCTTCCCAAACCGAACCCTGCCTATCATCACGCGGCACGCCACTCCAGAGTTCTACTCCGACCCACGATCCTATGTGCAGCGGACATTCGCTGAAACTTCCCCCGAGGGTTACTCCTACGATGGTATCCTGCAAAGAGAGATGCGGCGGCAAGGTCTGGGCTGCATCTGGCCTGCTGTGGCTCGCGCTCAACACATTGGCATTTATGGCCTACATCGTGGCTTCTGGCAGTTCATGGAAGGCAAGAGTTGGGAGCAAAAGAGGGACATCCTGCGGGAGCACCTGACTGACTCAGCTTGGATGAACCAACACTTTGGGGATTGTGAAGTAGCAGATTTGGGGGATAAGCAGTGGGAGAAGCCGAGGAGGGTTAATCCATGAGTGATGAGCTGATTGAAGAGTTAGTGCAGCGCCTAGACCAGCAACACGCCGACATGCTGCGGCAGACTCTCGCCATGCAGCAACTATCCAAAGCCATTCTGCAACTCAGCGCGAATGTCATGCAACTGGACTCGACGATGGCTACGCGAAGATAGTTCTTGACTGTGCCCACGCTGGATGCTAGCATGAGGATAGGAGCAAAGGCTGCGGCGGCATGGGCGCTCTTTCAGTGGGGCTAGAAGACACCACGTCGAAATAGGGTGTAGGCCATAACGTGCATAACAGACATCTGGCCCGCAGCCTTCGCCCTCCAAGTTTATGAGCCAGCCCCGGTGGATGGAGTAGCGGGAGAAGCATGACGGCCCATTAAGCCCGCCTAGGGATGGCCCTCCAGAACGGCACAACGGCGCGAGGAGGAAGAGATGACACGAGAAACGAACGTAAATCTGAGAATCGAACTTGTTGATGCATTGCGTAAAAAGTTCTTACAGGAAAAGCTTTGCAATTTCGTAGCTGACTCGCTTCTTCCCCTAATAGAAAACAAATTGGATTTAGCCCGCAAGGGTGTCACCGCCGACCTCCAAGCCCAGCATGAGAAGGAGATTCAGGAGGCGCGGGTGGAGATGGTGGAGAGGTGCGCTAAAGCTGTTTGTCCTTTATGCAACCCAGATTGGCCAGGCGATGGAAGTGCTAGGGTTTATTCCAATGAACTTGCGTGTTTGAAAACGGACGAGTTCCCATACAAATCTGGAGACTGGTGCCATCGCATCTTGTCGAGCATTCCATCCTGGAAACCAGGCCAAGAAAATCCTAGATGGAGTGAACCCTATCTTGGACTTTCTCGTTGCCGTGCGGACAGGATTCGCGCCCTCAACTCCGACCCTGGCTTCTTGGACCGCATCCGCAACAAGGCGAGGCTGGAAGAGGCGAAGTGGTGGTTAGAATATTACGAAGCAAATGTTGGCTACCGCTCACTGCCTGCCGATCTTGGGCCGAAGCGCCTCGGCGAGCTTGAGGAGGCCCTTCGCCGGGAGGTGAAGACGTGAATAAGTGCGCGAAAATACCGGAAGACATTTGTCAGTGCGGTCACAAGCGCAAGGAACATGACAGGCGGGGAAAAGGTTATTGCCTTGGTTGCTATCATAGAAGTGCTGATGCAAAGCGCACCGATCAAAACGTGGGTTGTAGAAGATTCCGGGGAGAAATGCGATGGCAATGAGTGAGCAACAAATGGCTGATTGCGAAGTGCAAGGATTTGCCGCCGAGGAAATCCGCGACCTCCGCGCCCGTCTGGAGAAGGCGGAGGAGACTCTTAGACAAGTCGAAAAGTCTGCCATCAAGGAGCTTTGGGACGACGATCCGAATATTCCCTACGTCGCAGGGGGAACTGGACTAGGGCTTGTCATTCAACATTTCAAGAAGCAAAGGGACTTGGCTCGGGAAAAGGGCGCGGAGATGCGCAAGAGAATCGTTAAACCGAGCAGAGACGGTAAAGGGTTTTTCTGCACTGTTTGTGGTGGACACGAGATGAAAAACCGCGAAGGTTTTGGCTTTCCTACAACGGACGGAACGGAAAAACATGGAAGTGACTGCCCAATGAAGGACAACCTTAGCCAGCCTCTCCTCGACGAAATGGAGACCGCGAGGCGGGTCGTAGAGGCGGCAAAAGAGGTGAAAAGGCAGATTCCATCTATAGGATATGGTCTACCAGAGGCCCTTTCCGACTACCGCGAGCTGGAGGGGAAAGCGGTTGCGCCCCCACCAAAGGAGCCCCATGGTTAAAGTCGAAGAGCACACTGGCAACATCTGGAGTATGCTGCCTCCCGTAACCGACCACTCCGAAAGTGGCTCATGGGCAGTCGTGCCCGTGAATCAGCTAGGCGTAATGGGCGCTGGCCTCGCCAAAGAAGCCTACTCGCGCTTTCCCAAACAGTGCCAAGATGATATCGCCGCACGCAAAGAGCAATGTAGCAAGCCTCACACGCAACAGGTTCTAGTGCGCATGTATCCCCCTCTCATCTTCTTCCCCACTAAATGGGATTGGGCTAAGAACGCTGACCTACAGCTCATCGCGTGGTCGCTGGATGACCTAACGATGGAGTTAGTAAAGGAAGTGGAAGCGTTCAAGAAGCCCATTCGCGTAGCTATGCCCCACATCGGCTGTGGGCTGGGACACTTGCAGTGGGACGTGATACGGTATATGATTAGAGGGATGGTGTACCAGCTCAGCCTGTTTGAGTTGGCTACGGATATAACTATCACTCTAGTAAGCTGGCAATAGGGAGGTACACACGCGGCATGATATCCGCTTCCCAAATGATTCGCAGCTTGAATCCAGACGCCTGTGCGAATGCTGCCTTCTTTCTATCATTATCCACATTGTGGGATTGCGCTGCACTAAGGTTCTCACATGAGTAGAATCTAGGGTCGGCGTGCCAGAAAGTGCCATTGGCTTCTACGAGTGTATTGATGGAGGGGATATAGAAATCAAAAACGAAGCGGCCAACACGGTATTGCGAAATAAATTCGTGACCCTCGGAAGCCAGAAGGGTAGAAACCTGCTTTTCAAGCCTATTGTTTCTTATCCCAGTGCGCCCAGAAGCAATTTGCTTAGCCGCCAAGATCGCATGGCGCTCACGGGCAACCGGATCACTAAATTGCTTGCGGTTGGCTTCTCTTATTTTTTCACGGGTGGCGGGAGAATGGGTGTGCCCAAACATACCATTGCTTTCACCAGGATGTGCTTTGGACAGAGCCACTCCATGAGCTTTCAGAACTTTTCTTATGAGTGTATCAGACACGTGGAATTGTGTCGCAATCAATGGCGTGGTTACTCCAGCTCCATGAAGTGCGACGATCTCGTCCACCTGTCCACCTTTGATTTTGGCCCCAAATTTCCCACTGCATTGGCGAGAGCAGAACTTTCCTCGCCTTGCTTTAATAAAGGATGGAAAGGACGAGGTTACGAATTCCGCCTCGCAGTTCAGACAATTCCTACTTGTGTCAAATCTGGGCATATCTCAGAGCACGGCATGGGACTGGAGCCAACAGCATGAGTAAGTACCATATCTTTGATGCGGATATCCTAGCCTGGGCTGCCTCGTATACTGGGCCAAAATTCCACGCAGCCCTTATGGATGCGCCCTATAATTTCGCGTTCATGGGCAAAGCCTTCGATACCTTCGATTCTCCCATGGCTTTCCAAAAATGGTGCCAAGAATGGGCTATGGCCTTACTTCCTTTGCTGTATCCAGGCGCTCTGGTGATGTGCTTCGGTGGCCCTCGCACCCACCACAGACTCATGTGTGGGCTGGAGGATGCAGGCTTCGAGTTGATTGACTGCTTATGCTATTTATTCGGGCAGGGCTTTCCAAAAAGTCAGGATTTGTCAAAGCTCATCGACAAGGCGAATGGGGATAAAAGGAAGGTTGTAGGCTCTAAGATTGGTCTGCCTGGGTACTCACTTTCACCCATGCAGAGTGGAGTGAGCCTTGAACTATCAAAGCACCGGGATGCTGAATCGGAATGCGCTATTACCGCACCTGCTTCCGAACAGTCTGCCCCATGGGCGGGACACAAGACTCCGCAACTTAAGCCAGCGGTTGAGTATATCGTGTTCGCACAAGCGCCGAGGCAGGGCAAGACGTATGCGGAGTTGGCGCTGGAGTATGGTAGTGGGGCGCTGAATGTGGATGGGGGGAGGATTGGCACTGAGGAGATATGCGCTCACGGTGGGGGCATAAACCAAGAGGGCCGAAAGTATGGTGGCGGGACTGGAGTGCCAGCAATCACAGCGGGAAGCTATCAGCATACAGGCCGCTACCCCGCCAATCTCGCGCTGGAATGCACTTGCGATGAAGTGGAATTGGTGGATGCGCCTGTATACGGTGATGTGAAGAAGCCAACCCCGAAGCGGTCAGTAGTGGCAATTGGCGAGTTCAAAGAAGCTACGTGGGAAGCCTATCGCGACAAAGCTATCCGCCACACCAACCCCGATTGCCCCGCTGCGATGCTGGATGAGCAGGCAGGAATCTTACGCTCTGGTAAAGATGTGAATCCAACAAAGGGTGCAGTCCAAGGCTACTTCGGTTCAGGCATGGAGAAGTATAATCCCAATGGGAATGCCAATTATGGTGACTCCGGTGGGCCGAGCAGGTTTTTTTATCAAAGTAAGGCTTCCCGAAGTGAGCGCGAAGAGGGCTTGCTTGGCACTATCTGCTGCTCCAACGTAGACTGCTTGGGCGTGGATACTCTCACCCACAAGAATGAGAAAGGCCAGGATGTTCCCTGCATACGCAACCCGCATCCAACGGTGAAAGCCATCAACCTGTGCAAGTGGCTATCTACCCTGCTCCTGCCTCCAGAGTCCGTGAAGCCTAGGCGAATCTTAGTGCCCTTCGCTGGCGTGGGGAGCGAAATGATAGGCTGCTTGCAAGCTGGATGGGATGAAATTATGGGCGTGGAGCAGGATGCCAGCTACTGTGAGATTGCGGAAGCTAGGCTCGCGCATTGGGCTAAGAAGCTAGATGAGTAGCAACTTCGACCGCGGTAAATTCGTAATCGGCATTGGCCCCACACCAGCGCAAGTGTTTGAGGCTGGGAGGAATCCGGGTGAGCAAGAGTCCCGAATTGGTCTACCCTTTGTCGGTAAGGCAGGTGCGGAACGTGCAATGTATCATCTCAGGGCGGATTTGCAGTTAGCCGATTACTATACGACCAATTTATTCAAGTATTGGACTTTCGACGATGCCCCCCCGGATGAGGCAAATTACGACAGCCATTGGCCAGTTTTCGTCAGGGAACTGGCAGTAGTTCAACCTAGCATTCTCGTCACCTTCGGAGCGGATTGCTCAGAATACATATTCAAGAAATGTGGCTTGCCCTGGTTAGACCTTGAGCGCCAGCATGGAATCCCCTTCGCCGCCACTCTTGACATCCAAGAGGGCCTCTCTGCCGACTGCGACCGTGAGCTACCAGAGGACGATACTGGGCTTGATTGGCTAATGAACTTAATGTCCATAGCTCCAGAGACTAGCGAACCGCTTGAGCTTACCCTGTTTCCCTGCCTCCACCCTGCGGCTGGAATCCATTCACCCTCCAGTATGAGTTTAATCTACACTGACTTCCTAGCGCTCTCCAAGCTACTTAGGGGCCAACTACCGCTCCGCGACGATTCTAGGGCTGTTGTAGCCCCAGCAATTGGCATTCTGAGCGATGTTTCGGATGTTGAGTCCAGCTTCCAGGCGGATAGCTTAGTCATGGGTCTAGACACTGAGGGCCAAAGTTCTAGGCCGTGGGGGCTAACCTATTCTTTTCAACCACATACGGGCTACTGCATTCTCTCCCACAGCAGGGAAGCGCTAGTTGCGTTTACATGCTGCTTAGAATCATTCGCCGCGCGTGGCGGCACCATCGTAGTTCACAACATGCTGTGGGATTTGGATGTCCTCGCGGCGATGGGTATCCACCTGCCGGAGAGAAGTTGCCTTGATAGCATGATAGGATTGTATTTATTGGGTAGGGAGCCGCAAGGTCTAAAGGCTGCATCATATAGGCACTTAGGGGTAATGATGAAAGCCTACAGTGATGTAATCCAACCCTACTCCGATAAATACGCCAAATTGTACCTTGAAGCTGCCGCATCCATAGATTGGGGAGTTTGCCCAAAATGTGGAGCAGCCTCAGCGGTGAATACCGAACATCCGTTAGGCGGAGTAGAAAACTTGCCCAAAGAGTGGCTCAGGAAAGATGGGCAAACGCTACGTTCTAAATTCTCTGGCATGGTTGAGATATGCGATGGCGGATTGGCGGAGCATGGCGAAATGGTCCTAGATAAAAAAGGCAATGCTAGGTGGAAACGGGTACTTTCGATCAATCAGCGCATACAGCGCGCCCTTAAGAATTTCTATAGTAAAGAGGGAGCGTCTGATGCCGCAGAAGCGATTGATGTTGAAACCGGGGGAGAGGTATGGTAGACTGACAATAATTGGAGATGCACCACAAGGCCGTCACCACGCATCAAGAGTTAGGTGTATGTGCGATTGCGGAACAGAGACAATCGTATTCGCAACTAATCTTGTCAGGCAGAGGCCAACAAAAAGCTGTGGCTGCTTATCTAGGGAAATGGTCAGCCTTCGGGGCTGGAAGCACGGTCAATCGAGTGGTCACATTAGGACTAAGGATTATGTTACTTGGTGTAACATGAAAAGTAGGTGCTACAATCCAGCAAATCGACAGTACAAATACTATGGAGGGCGTGGGATAAAGGTGTGTGCTGAATGGATGCACGATTTCATAGCCTTTATGAAGTATATGGGACTACGGCCCACACCAAAGCACACCTTAGACCGCATAGATGTGAACGGCAATTATGAGCCGGGAAATGTGAGATGGGCTACCCCACGAGAACAACTGTACAACCGCAGGAAATTCCAAGTTATTGAGAATTTTGATACTGACGTTCTGCTATCTGAACTTAAGCGCAGGGGCCTACGTACTACTACAGAAACCTAGCCTGCCCCGCCAGAGGACTTGACAGAGGATGCAATTGATGCTAACCTAGAGATGGAGTTGCCAGTCCTGCCTGCAGCGTAAGCGCAGGATGCCCCACTAAGCATCCAAAGAGTGGAGGTACCATCACTATGAGCGAAGAAAGCTTTGATCCTGTAGCCCTCATCCATCAGTATTTCCCCGATGCCGATGATGCGACGGTTCAGTATATACTTTGGAACAAGACTGGCTGGCCCTGTTTCTTCCAAAGCGGCATTCTGTCCCTTGAAGGCCAGTTAGAGGCATACAAAGCGGCCCTAGACATGGGCATGGATGTCTGCGAATACTGCTCTAACAAGGTCAATCCTACTGAGAGCACCATCTGCTCAGCCTGCAAAGCGTCACTGGATAGCGCTAGGGCTGCGCGAAGACGGCCAGTTTAGTGGATATGAACCCAGACCTAAAGTTCTTGCTCCAAACTCTAGGCGTCATCAGCGGCATCGCGCTGCTGTGGTCGCTGCTGATGTGGGCCACAGTCAAGCTGGTGGAGTGGGCTGAGCACAAGAGGCGTGGATGACATTTCGGCTAGACAGAAACCAGCAGCTAGTAATCCAGTTGCCCTACGACGTTGCGCCTGCCAAGGGAGAGCCAGACACGCTGGTGCTAAGCGTCGAACAAACAGAGGAGTTGTCAGAGTTGCTGCGTGATTATGGCAAGAATCCAAGGAAGTAGAAGCTACCGACCAACCACCAGCCGTCTCACTGCCGCTGGTGCGCTCATCGAGGCCCACGCCGCCATATGCAGAGTGTGCCAGAGCTTCAAGAAGTTCAGGGATGCACTGTGGAGTTGTCCGCGCTTGCGTGAACTGGTGGAGCAGTACCGCAAGGAAGTCTGTAGAAACAAGAGGTGATGGTTTTGCAGTATATGGGTGGGAAATTTAGGATAGTCAAACCCCTAACTTCCTTTCTGGAGGAGCAGCGTGCTGGACGCCCATTCGTAGAGCCATTCGTTGGGGCTGCGTGGGTGACAGCCTCCATGAGTGGCATACGCATATCCTCTGACATCCACCCTGACCTAATTCTGATGTGGCAAGCCATTCAAGCAGGGTGGATTCCACCTAGCACAGTTACAGAAGAGGAATACAATCAGTTAAGAACTGCCGAACCATCAGCCCTACGCGGCTTCGTTGGCTTTGGCTGTTCATTCGCAGGGAAATGGTTTGGTGGATATGCTCGGTCCGGTAAGCGCAACTATGCTCTGAATGCCAAGAATTCCTGCATCAAACTAGCCCCCTCCATACAGAGTGTGCAGTTCCTCTGCCGAGATTACCAAGACGTGTACGTGGATGGTAGTTTAATTTATTGTGACCCACCCTATGAGGATACTACTGGCTACTTTCAAGCCTTTGATTGGGTATGCTTCTGGAATACCATGCGGGAGTGGACTAGGGAGAATTTAGTGTACGTCTCTTCTTACAAAGCTCCACCAGACTTCGCTTGCGTGGCTGAGTTCCCAACCAAGACCGATATGCGCACCAACAGAAACGGTAAAGAAGCTAGAGTCGAACGGCTGTTCTCATTGAGGCAGGCCTGATGGCGCAGAGCACGCCTAGAGAGCGCTGGGAGGGTTGGCCACATTCTCTCACTGCAAAAGTTGAGGAAATTATAGGACCCTTTCCTCAAGTTTCCATTTTTGATTGTCCAGAGTCCGAAAGCGTACCCTACGCAACTGGCGATGCCTGCGCGACTAACGCCCTCTACTCCAATTATCTCCTGCCTGAAATCCGATCCCGCAAACTAATGGACTTGTGGAAGATGGACATGGGCGTGGTTCCTATGGCCGCGCGCATGCAGAAAATAGGCATGCTCCTAGATTTGCCCCATTTTGCGTGGTTCTCTGGCTACCTGCAAGAGGAGATGGACGCTGTACTGGCGAAGATTAAGCCGCTGGCAGGCGACATCAATCCAGAGTCCTCGGATGAAGTGGCTGAGCTGCTGTTTGAGAAATGGGAGATTCAGCGCGGCAGCGGCATCAGGCTCAAACGCACGCCAAAGCTGGGGCGGTATAAGTGTGATGATACCACGCTGCAAGCTGTGCGCAAGCTGCATCCTGTGGTGCCGCTCATAAGTGAGCACCGCTCACTGGATAAATTGAAGGGCACATTCATTGACAAGCTACCCTTCATGGTGGATGCGAATGGGCGCATCCATACGCAGCTACGCTTGACAAGAGTACCATCAGGAAGATTCAGCTCCCATTCACCGAACCTTCAGCAGATACCCACTGAGACATTACTGGGGAGCCTAGTACGGTCAGGCTTCATCGCTAAGCCGGGATGCGTCTATGGCTCATTCGACCTCGCGGGGATCGAATTAAGGACCGCCGCGCATCTATCTGGCGATGCGTTCTTGCGTAAACTGTTTACCACCCTTGACCCCGAGACTGGTGAGGAGTGGGACCCGCACACGCAAACTGCTAGCCGCTTATTCGGCAAGCCTGCTAGTCAGATAGACCGTAAGACTGAACGCTACCCAACCAAATCGGCTGGATACTTGATTCTCTTTGGCGGGACCTCGGCTGGGCTATCTGAGTATCTCACTATCTACGGGCTGGACGGCTGGACGGAGGATAGGTGTGAGGAATTCATAAAGGAGTGGTTCAGGGTCTACTCAGGTATTGCTCAGTGGGTGAAGGGCATCCATTCCCACGTACTGCTCTACGGTTGGGTGGAGGACCTCTTCAAGCGCCGACTGTGGTGCGCCCAAGCTTGGAGCACAATTCCGAAGGTGCGCGAAGAGGGTCTACGGTTGGCCCAAAACATGCCCATCCAAGGCACAGCGGCTGGCATCCTCAAACTAGCAACCGCACGCGCATGGGAGGTCATAAAGGATTTCTGGAAGCGGGGTGTGGATATGGAACCCCTGCTCAGCTTACATGATGAACTATTATTCGAGTTCCCCGATGGATTGCAGCAGGAAGTCGAATCGGCTATCAAGCCCTGTTTTGAGAACTGCATTCAGCTAAGCGTTCCCATCCGCGCTGGCTTTGGCTGCGCCTCTGATTGGGGCAGCATACCAAAATAGTGCTTGACATCCACCCCAGCCAATGCTACACTTAGATTATGCCCTTCTTGGGGAAAATCCTACTGGCGCTTGGCGGCCTGCTGATTCTAGTGGCAGTAGCAGGCGCGCTGATGGCAGCTATTGAGGAGAGATTCTATGGCGACGGATAAGCGCGAGGAATCCTTCTTCAACCACGATCTAGACCCCATACTGCGCAGTTGTAGGAGATGCGGTAGAACCTCGGAGTCTATAGCAGTAGATTATCCTTGGTTTGATGGTCGAGACCCTGGTACAGTCTACTGGGTTGTAGTCCCAAAGCGCAGAGACGGCGGTGTACCAGACCTCGGCAAAAAGTATGAGGAAAGTCTTGGATTCCTAGATAAGCATGGTCAGCTTTTGGTTGAGACGAGAGTTTCAGAGGGCGGCTTCTTCTCCATACGGGAAGAGGCCCAAGCATTTATGGATTCACTGGATGCCTACACTAAGCCCCTTGTTGAGGTGCGCGAGGTGGTAGCAATCTTTATCTGTGGAGTTGGAGGAGAGAATGGCGACCGAAAAGGTTGAACTGATTAGCAACGAGTTCCGCGATAGGATAGAGTCCATTGATATGGATGTCTATCCTACTCTTGAAGCCATTGGTCTGGATGAGGACTTCGCCCTGCTGGTTAGCCGTCGCGTGAAGGTGACAGCTACCATAAAGGCGCTGGAAGAGGAGAAAGCTGGGCTGGATGCTTCCATTGCGGCAGCTATGGAATGCGTAAACTCTCCCTCCTGCACCGCTTCCGGCTACAAGGTTTCGCTCAGCGTGGGCTCGCGCTCAACACTGGACAAGGTGGCGCTCATCGAGCATGGCGTGAAGAAGTCCATCATCGAGGCTTGCACTAAGGTATCTAAGTTTGTGAGCCTGCGAATGTATGAGGTGAAGAAGTGAGTGACGCCCATCGTTGGCGGCACGGAAATGTCCCGGGCTGCGAGTTTTGCAAGAAATATATAAAGGGGGCGTACCGCAAAGGCCACCACCGTTGTCCTCACTCAAAACGTGCTAAGAAGAATAGGCAGTCAATCGTGCTTGGCCCACAGTGAACGAGAATGCCATATAAGAATCCAGAGGATAAGCTGAGAAACACTAGGAGATATGCTAGGGAGTGCAGAGAGAAAAAATTAGCCTCTCAAGGTGCCTTCAGTCGTTCGCCAAAAGGAAAAGCAGTGAGTGCCAAGTACTACCGAGTTAACAGCCCAGAAATAAAGGCTAAGCGTGCCACAGAACGGCGCACTCCCAAAGGCCGTTTCTCGATTGCTAGAGGTGCTGCTAAGCACCGAGGATTGGACTGGGTGCTAAGTTTCGATGAGCACATGGAATTGCTTGCACATCCGTGCTATTACTGCCAAGGACCCTTGAACGAAACTAGCATAGGCTTGGATAGGCTAGATCATCGTTTAGGCTATGTACACGGGAATGTAGTTCCTTGCTGTGGGAAATGCAATACTAGAAAGGGACATCTTGAAGCCGTAGGGTTCTTTTATCCAAGGACTGTAGAATTGATGCGCGAACTGTTTGCGGGAGAGTCAGCAGACCAAGAAGGATAGGCAATCCATCGTGGTGGGGATGCAATAGCGTGGAAACCATAACCAGCCTAGTCCAAACCTGCGAAGCGTGCCCCTCTCAGTGGGAAGGTCTAACCGAGACTGGCAGGCACGTCTACATCCGCTATCGCGGCGGCGTTCTATGCTGGGGATTGGGCAGCAGCATGCGAGGGGCTGTAGAGAATTCCCGCAGCAACGCTCTGTGCCTCGGAGACTTTCTAGATGGCTATATACCCCAGCAAGAAATGCAGGATTGTTTGATGCGGTGCGGCCTTAGATTCGCACTGTAAAGCCAGCCTTGATAGGCAGGAAGGCCATCTCACTAATGGCTGAGCTGATTGTTTTCTGGGCTCAGCACGATGAATAGATGGAGAGATGAGCAAATGGCAATTCTTACACCAGCTAGGGTAAGCGTAGGTTTCGGATCGCCCGCGATACAGTCAACAGGCACTTACAAGGTTGTTGGGGGATATCAAGTGCCGGTGATGGTAACCGTGAACGCTTCATACCGCACCCCAGGGGGGTACATATTCCCTATATCTGGATTATGTCCCGTCACCCTGCAAAGTTCCAACGGTCTATTTCCAGTCCCAGCAAGCATCAATGTCTCATTCGCCAAGCCCATTACGGATTCATCCGGGAATGGCAACAACGGCACTTGGTTTGGGACACTCGTAGGAACGAATATGGGCTACTATTCCCAGGACAGGCTGAGCGGGTTAGCTGGGACGTTCGACGGGAGCACCGATTATGTGACCGTTCCCAATGTGACGAGTCTTCAACTCAGGGCTGGAACCATATCCTGTTGGATAAAGTGCAGCAACGTGGGAGCAGGCTACCGTGGCATTGTGACAAAGGCGCTGGCGTATGGTATCTTTCTGAACTCTGGCGTTTTCGGTTTATATGACTGGGGAAGTTCTGCTTGGAGGTCATCGGGTAGATCGGTCGCTGATGGGAGTTGGCATCATGTAGTTGCAGTCTTTTGTAGCGGCATGGCTAGTGGGACGCTTCTGTTCGTTGATGGAAAACTCTATGCCACTACCATGATGACGATACCATCCACCAATGCCTACTTCAGGTTGGACAGCCAGTCACAACCTTTAACGATTGGAACGAACGGCCTCCCAGTTACACTGGGAAATCCCCAGCAGGACTTTGTTGGCTGCATAGATGATGTCCGCTTATACAGCCGGACGCTTTCCGCAGCAGAGGTAGCCAGAATATATAACGGAAGTGGCCCCACGGACTCCATGGCGGGCTGGTGGAAGTTTGACGAGGGAATGTTGACCTCCAGCAGCGCCACCTTCATGATGAACACTCCCGTCCTGAGCAGCGACTCTGCCGCAACTACGATCACGGCTACCTATCTAGCTGCCACAAATTCGGCTGGTATAACGGCTTATCCAATGGTCAGCAGTTTGGCTATCAGCGTGCCAGCTGTATTGAACGATCTGCCACCTCTGGGCACATACAACACGGGCGTTCCTGTTCCTCCTAACACCCCCCATCCTTCCATGGTGGGAGGTGTAGCGACGGTAAAGATCACTCCATCCCCTTACGTGAATAGCAGCATTACGCAGCCAATCTCCCTTAGCTATTCTCCCAACGTAAAGCAAGTCCTTTCTACCCCCGTCTATCAGGGCTCCGGTGTATGGGGCGGGCCAGCGGTTAGCCTCAATGCTAATGTGCCGAGCAGTGTTGATCTGAGGAGTGGAGCCCCTGTCTCCTTCCCTATTACGACTTGGCTTCCTGCATCAACAGACTATCAGCAGATGCCGTACACGATAACGGTTTCGGCCACGTTAAAGACCATCACGATTAGCTCCGCCCTGTCTGTTGCCAGCTTGAGCCAGACACTTGCCGGGATTGCTACGCTGAACGATACTACCCTAGCATCCAGCATTCCCCTAAAGGGTTTAGGGCTCATCCAGTTAGCAACTACCAGTCCCTTCAATCAAATACCTACTACGCCAGCAGTGATTATACCATCGAATGTGTCACAGGCCATTACTGATTTTGGTGAGATGGTTTGCGGGCTGCTCGGCATTGAGCCCATCAAGATACCTGGGCTCCCAAACCCCTTTCCCCCGCAGAAGGTTCTATGGCAGGAACTTTCCATGAACCCGATATACGCCGCTCTGGACTGGGCAAACTTCTGGAAGTCGGAGCGTGCCCTCGAATGCATAAGCGCCGCCCTGTGGTTGATATGCGCTCTCCTTCTTCTCGTTGATCCCGTAGTGTGGTGCTTCGTGTTGGCTGCGATTATCCTGGCCATCACGCGGCTTCTGATGATATTTACCGGCATCAACTCAATGGTCGCTTCCAACGTGGTGGAAGACAGCGCTAATCCCGGATACATCAAGGTCGTGTCCTCCATATACACGATGGAACAACTGATGCGGTGGCTGGAACTCGTAGAAGCTGACGAACCTCTCCTGGGGGAATTGGTTACTGACATCCAGCAGCTTGAGGGAATAGTGACTGACCCGAATGCCTTGGTCTTCGCTCAGAAGATCGGCGATGAGATGCAACTGGTTATTCGGAACCAATATCCGCTTACCAATAGATTCTATAACACTGGGGCTCTAAAGCAGGGCTTTGAAACGCTGCTGGAAACCGTCAATCCCAGTACCGGGTTAACGTATACCCAACCGCAGATTCTCACAAACCTGAACAACTGCTATCTTGCTGAACTCCAGCTACTCCAGGTTGCTGCCGCTACGGTCGGAGACACTACCAGGGCTGGGGCCATAGGGCTGCTAATCACGGAAATGCAGTATATATGGAGCCATACCAGTCCTTGATAGTGGAATACAAACAGTGAAGGCAACCGTTGAAATCAAGAAGTCAGTCATCGTGGATTTGATGCTTGCGCTGACTTACTTCCTAGACCAGCATGATGCGCTACTGCGGCAGCCATCCAGCTATGAACGTGGAAAGAAGATTGCTCAACTATCCAGCATGCTGGAAATGGCCAAGGACAGCTTTCGCTTCAACGCGCTCCATGAGGATTTCCGAAAGCCTGATCGCTGGCGGAAGAAACTGGGGCTGTCACCTCCAGCGTTCTTTATTCCCAACAGCAGAGAGCTATGAAACTCCTTCTCCAGCGCGTTCGACCGGATGAGCCATTTCAACAGCCCATCCGAACCTTCGAGCACTATACCCTCCACCTATCCCGCCCCATCATACTACGGCCAGGGTGTGTCGGCCAAGCTGTAACCAACGTGGCCCTGGCCGTCCCGCCTCAAACCCTAGCCATTGTCCGCCCTGCTATAGAGCTGGTGCATAAGCACGGACTCTATATCCCCAGCCAGACGCTGGGCTACTTTGACACTGATGAAGTGACCACACCAGTGCGCAACCTCACGGGTAAGTCAATTACGTTGAAGTCTGGGGTCGCGCTGCTGGAGATGGAACTGGTCAGCGGCGCTCAGGTTGGCCCTGCGGAGATGGAGCTGGTTCGTTGCCTGCCAAGCCGCTGATCTTGGAGTCCAATTCAGAAATGCTTATGCCCAGATAAGCTGCCAGCCGTATGGTTGTTTCCATGGACGGCCTGCGCCTGCCACACCTAATGTCGCTCAGGAAGCTAGCAGAGATGCCAGTCGCTCGGCTGACTTCTGTTAGGGGGATACCGCAGTAAAGACTTTTGTAGAGAGGGTCATTCTTAGCCATACTTGCATTATGGCACATGCTTGGCCAAATTACAAGGCTCAATTAGTGTCCCCGCAGATTATGGCCAGATGCATGAAAGGTTGCTCTAGTTCCGCCCGACTCAAACTGTTTTGGCGCACGCCCAACCATCTCTATACTGGTAAAGGCTGCCCGACGCAGCCAAGCTTCTACACAGAGTGCATTAGGACCCCAGCGCGTGGTTGGATCATTGTAAGCCTCAGCGTGTTCATAGAAAGCGCAGGCTGGACGTTCAACCTCTAACATGTCAAGGTGTGTTTCAAGAATGAGTTTACCCGCACAGACTGAAAAAATCCGCTCTAGAGCCACCAATGGGCTCTTGAAGTGATGTAGTGCTCCAAGGCATAGCACCAGGTCAAAATCGCCCAGCTTTTGCTGCGTGATGCGGTGAACATCCAGATTGGCTGCGATGACGTTGGAACGTAGGGTCTTGCGGGCCAAATCGAAACCTCTGCGTCCAGTATCAAAGCCCCAAGTATCCAGGGCTACAACCTCCCTAGCCCCTCGGTGCTCGCATAAGAAACTCCACCAGCCATCCCATGCACCGATGTCCAGCACGCGAAGATTGTCCATCCTATCCGGCAAATGGCTATAGGCTAGCTTCGCCTTGCAGTCAGTCACCCCGGGTGTAATGATGCCCTTGCCGAGGTCTATACGGTGCCACCATTTGATTTGCTTTACTTCTCCTAGAAGTCCCACCAGTGTTTTACCTTGACTCCAAGAAATACCTGCCACAGCTTCAATCCCCGCTCATTATGGTCTATAAGCACCCTGCGGCCTTCCCACCTTTCCTCGGGATTAGCCAGCAGCTTAAGGCCTACCTCTGCAATGTCATTGGGGTCATCGGAATCTGCCTTCCAAGAGCCGGGTGCCCACCTGATGGCTTCTGATACGACCGTTGGCACTCCGCACGCAATACCATCCGCAGTTACGAGATTGAAGGATTCCGTGTAGGATGGCTGGATGAGCAAATCCATGCCTTGTACGAGCTTGATGAACTGCTTCCAATCAGTCCATCTGTGCTTGAATACATCAAAGCCTGGTATGCCCTGTGACATCTGATCTATGGTAGCCAAGATGTTGCCGCCCTTGCGCTCCCCACCTTGGTTCATGTGAAAGCGGACTTGCACATTCAAACGCCGTTGCATAATTAGAGCCGCAGCGGTCGCCGATGGTAGATTCTTTTCCGAGCGCAGAGCCCCAAAAGCACCAACGTTGAGCACCCTTGGATGTTTCCATGGCTTGCGGTGTTCCATCGGCCCAATTGAATATAGGTCCGGCAGCAGCAGCATTTTTACATCGTAAGCCTCTGAGAACCAATCTACGAAAGATGCTGAGTTGCCAGCTACATGGAGGTTGGGGAAGTCATTTGTCAGGTCAGCATAGTTGCGGAAGTTGCCGATGCCCCTAAAGTCCCCGTGGAGAGCCCCCACATTGCAATGGGATTGGACTGCAAACTTAATCCCAGGGAAGTAGCGCACAAGAGCGCTCAGATCGAGTGGCGTGATCCACGGGGCCATGATGACGCAGTGTGTCAGTGGCTTCCGATTGGCAGCCTTCCGCTTAGCGTTAATCATGCAGAGGGCATGAACCAAATCCACATTGCTTCTTGCTGGCACCACATCTATGCAGATGCAGTGCTGGCGTAGCTCAGCCGCTGTAGCCAATGCGGCTACATGCAGACCCACGGAGCTATAACCAGACCAGAAGGCAAAGTCCTTATAGCACAGAGCAAGTGCGATATCTTCTCTTCGTGCGGTGGGCATCTGACACTCCGACGCTAAACGCTCTTACACTCTTCTGATGCTAGAAAGTCAGTGTGAAGCTAATCAGCAGAGGATTAGGGCTTCGGCGGGATGATTGGGGTTGTACCATTGCCATTCCCGTTTGGCGCTGATGTTTTGGTCATCTTCAAACCTACCAGCCCAGCCGCAACCAGATCATGGCCAAGCTGCACCTGCGCTGTCCACACCGAAAGCGCGATGCCAGCGGTAATCAGTGTCAAGGCGCAAATATCTCCCCACTTTTGGTGAACGAAATCCTGCAGAAAGGCTGCCACGTTTGCTCCTTATGCTATCCTGTAGAAGTGAAGTTTGCCAACATCCACGGTATGTACCATCGAGCCGTCCAGCGCCCATTTCGGTCGGCGGTCAGGCTTCCCGTTCATGGGGTCTAGGCTGGTATCGAAATAGTTGACCGCTCCGCCTGTTGGGTCTGGGACTAGCTCCAAATACGCATCCATGGCAGCACGCAGCGCGTTTGGCCATGCGGAATCACCAGCCTTTGGCTCCTTCTGCGAATTCGGGTCTGTCCAGTTGAAGCTGCTATACTGGTAGTGCTTGAGAATTACGGAAGGGTAAGAATCCCCAGCCCAAGATGGATGCTCCACTCTATTGCGGATAGACCACGCTACCGCGAGCATACCAGCGTACCCTTGGTTCTGCGCCTCGCGCCATGCTACAAGAGGTAGGAGGCCAAATTCGTAGGCTTGTTGGGGGGTGAACTCCGTATCCATCTAATGCTTCCAGACTAAGGTAATGATCTGCGTTATAGTTGCTATCAGCCCCAACCCGATGGCCACGGCAAGCCCAATGCCCCAGTTGGCTAGGTTTATGGTCTGATCCCTGCCCAACTGCTTACCATTCCAGTTGCTTACGGCTTGATTTAGCGTACCAAGCTGCTTCCTGTCCTCATCAATCTTTTCCTGTAGCTGTGCCTTTATTGACTCGATCCTCTCCGCAGCCGCTGTCCAGTGCGACTCAGATTCCAATCTAGGCATCATGTGGCTGCTGAGATCATTCATCGCCCCGCGAATCTCGTTGCTTTGCGTCTTGTATTCTTTTAGGGCTGCGTCTGCTGCTATCTTGGCGTCCCTAGCAGCTTGGAATGATTGCGCTGTCATATCCTTGACGGACTGAATATGGGTAAGGAGTAATTCCTTGAGGGATTTGATGGATTCCTCAAAGCGCCGTTCCCTCTCGTCGTGCTCAAAGCGCGTAACGTAATCACTTCCGACTATCTGTTCGTCAGCCACGGCTGACCTCCCACGATAGGACTGTTCCAGTGCTGCCGAGGGTGTTACGCTTTCCTCTTGCATACTAACCCCTAAGTTTGATGCTATCAGCAAGATATGGGGCTAAATCGCTCTACTGGGTCACTCTTACATTGTAGGCAGCGCTAACTGGAGTGCCCGTCACCGCCGCGCACACTTTTACAGTCACCGTATCGGCCCCGCTGACGTACCCTTCCCACCAGAATCCATCACCAGGGTATGTCTGTGGGCTTACATTCGGAACCATTAGCGTTGTCACACCCGGCACAGAGAGTGTCCCGGAGGCACATGCTCCGGCCAAGAGAGGGGAGCCCCCAATTGCCGCGGTCACTCCGTCCAGAGGCACTGATCCCGGAGGAAGCGCGGATGAAAGAAGTGGCCTGAACGCCGGTTTCCCATTTACCGCTCCGCCCGATGGCTTGAAGGCTGCCAGGAACACAGTGTCCCCGCTGCTGCCAGAGCCCCCCTGTACGCTGAAGCAATAAATCCCGGTCGTCGGTGCTATCTTCTCCGCGATGAGATACTGCCCCAGAAAGCCCGCAGCAGTGTAACGGAGATCGTAGCGGATTGTCCATGAAGGATCAGAAATGGTGCCTATGTTGAGATTCAACTCGGTAAAGCCCCCGATCAAAATGTCATTGGCTACCGAAGTTGTAACGCATGCGGAGTCGGGAGGTGAGCCCGCCGAACCGTAAGTGGCAGTGAGTTGATCCAGGGGGGATGCTGCTGCTACACCTGAGTACTCCAGAACGGGCATTGCGAAATCGTATTGGTTTGAACCCGGGCCTGCAATGGTGGCGGTGAGAGTATTAGACCCAGAATTGACATTCAGGGCGTAATTAAGCTGGAAAGCATTGCCTATCCCGGTCGTGTAGCTCCCCTGAGTCCAGCTATTGCCGTTGGTGTCCGAAGTGTCGAGCGATGTTGGCATTCCTGTCCCAGCCCGCGCTAGCATGACCGGGGTTATGAGGATATTTCCAGATGCATTGCTAATCGTCCCCGAAACCGTGGTTGCTCCATAAGTATCATTATGCGGCATGGGGAAGAGAACTTGGGAGAACAAGATGCTGCCCCCGGCATAGGGCGGCCCCATGTAGACATAGTTTGGCTGCTGATCTATCTCAGTGATCGTGTCAGTCCCGCCACCGATGCTGTGGTTTAGAAGGTCAGTGGGGCCGGTGATATTGCTTATTCCGCTAGGGCCGCCAGTAGCCGTGGAGAACATCGTTCTAGAATCGCTGATGGTAGTGATCGCTCCACCTGAGGTTACTACCACCGCGATGGGGATGGTTGTGTCCAAGAATCCGCTGGTATTTGTCCCTGGCGCGCAACTTGCAGTGGTATCCAGGTAGACATAGTTGGTAGCCCCGGTCATCGTCAGCGTCCCACCAGCATAAGTGGCGATGGTGGTGGAGCAATAAGCAGTCCCAGCAGAGAGATTGAGCGTCATCCCGCTGCCCTTGGTTGGCCAATAACCAGGCGCAACGCCATTCACATACTTCGCGTTCACCGATGATACGCCAACCTGCGTCTGCGGCTGCTGTGCTCCAAGTACCTCGATCACAAGCAAGATCATTGCCAGCACTTTGAGTAGCCTCATGCGTACACCTCTGCGTTCCGCCTCTTGGTGGCTGATATTTTCGCCCTTGTTTCTGGGGAGACTTGATGCCCCATCTTGGCAACTTTCATTTTTGCTATGCTTTCTGGAGAGTGATGACGGCCGAGATTATATTTGTGTCCCTTGTTTGCTGCGCCAATCCTTACTCTCGCCTCTGCGGAGACGGCATGACCTCTAAGTTTGGTAATTCTTTTAGCTATGCTTTCTGGGGAACATTTCCTGCCCTTCAAGGAAGCGCTTATCTTCATCCTGACTTCTAGCGGCTTACTTCTACCTTGCCTTAAATAATATCCCTTACGCATAAACTTCACAATATCCAAGGAGGCCGTCGTCGCTGCCCTGGAGATAAATATAAGTCCCGTCATACCGTGTAGCGTTTTGCAGGGCAATGATGCCCAGCGAGGTCATCTGGATCAGCGCCAGCGTTGGCGTACCTGAGAGGCCGTGGGCAATCTTGAAATTACCAGCGGTCGTACCAGTATCCGCATGGGCATTATCCACCTGAAGCTCAGCACTGGGAACTCCGGGGCCGACCTTAGCCTTCCACTTGCTATCGGCCACAACGTAGGTCAGGACATCCCCTTCATTACCATCCGGTAGAATCGACCCGCGAATCTCAAGAATCGGCATGGTTCCTCAGTTGGCAGCGCTCACACTTGACCGCTGGGCAAAACAGTACACCTTTATGATGCCATCCGTGGTGACGGTCTCCGTGCCACTCGACCAATAGGTTGTTCGCAGGTTCACCACGCCTGTGAGATCGTTGATGTCCCAATCACCGGGGAAATTATAGAGAACCCCAGGCTGGCTGTTTGACTGTGGGGGCGGGTATTGCTGGCCCGGCGTGTAGGGCATAACCCGTGAACGGTTTGAATAGATAGACCAGACAAACCCGCACTCAGCGCGTGCGAACGGATACCCATCCACAGGGCTGGTTGGAGTGGGAATCGTATCCCCGTGTCCGTAGAAGCCCATGAAGATGATTTCGCAGCGCACAGCGCCAAACTTCGCATCGTGCGAAATCTTCTGGATGGAGTCATCCGTCAGTGGCACACCGCCAGCAATGGCCGCGTCCGGTATATCGTTGAATCCCGGTATAGAACTAAAGACGAGTTGACTCATTGAGCACCTCTACACAACTGGCGTAACACTGATTTGCGTGCAATCTGCACCTTCTCCGGCGCTATTGACTCCGCTGACCACGTAGAAGTAGGTCACCCCATTCGTGAGGCCAGTGTCCGTGTAAAATGGGTTGGTTGCCGACCCCACCGTGGTGTATGGGCCGCCAGAGGCTGTAGCGCGCTTGACGTTGTAGCTCGCAGCTCTCAGACTCTCTGACCAGTACAGGAATGCCCGCGTATTGCCCGGCATTCCCTGTAAGCCGCTGGGGGCTGATGGCACGGTGAGAACCACTGGCACAAGAGGCCCGGAAGCATCGGTAGCGATGACGTTGCCCGGTGTTCCGTCAGAGTAGTAGCCCGGCCAAAAGCTGATGAACATGTACTGTGCCTTCTCCGCTGCGGTGGCAGAGCCCCAGTCGGGGATGGCATCGGTCAGCGCGGCCATGTCATAAACATTGGACAACTGCATGAACCGCGTGTCCCAGACTTTGAGGTCTACAGTTCCAGTAGCGTAGTCCGGCGTCTTGTCTATGATCTCACAGAGCACGTTGGTGATCCCCAACTTGCCTGTCGAACTCTCATAGTCCATCATCAGGGGGTGAGATAGCAGGATGAAGTCCCCAATTTCAAGACGTATCTGTGATAGGAACAGCTTCAACTGATACTCCGGTGTCCCAAATCCATGGCGGCGGAAGATGCGGTCAGAAGTCAAGTAGCCTATTCCATAAGAGTCCCAAGCCTCCCGCAGCCCGTTGGATTCTGCTGACTGGCTGAACTGCTGGAGGTAGGTAGCAATCGACCTCTGTTGCGCGAAAGTTAACTCAGCATCGTACACACGCGCTGCGGAATACGCACCCTGGTCATCCACATCGCCACGAATGGTCACCACGTTGACAACTGCCAAGCGGCCCTGATCGGGAGTTCCGAGAATGCTGTGTTCGTCAATCGGCGTGGGATCGGCGGGCGGCGGAACTCCCATGCTCTTCAGGTCTATAGTTCCATCATTGTGAACGAACATGTAGAGGCCCAAAGGCTTCAGAATCTCGTCCTGAATCCACTGTTTGGCCGTAACGGGCCGCTTGATGACCCATTCACACTTTCTCCCTGCTACTTGATAGTCCCGGATGGCAAGAATGTTGTCAAGATTGATGAATGGGTTGGGGTTGATGAGCGTCGAGTCATCCCCGGGAACATACTGCTGCCATGCCGGGTTGGGGGCAAAGACGAGAGCATTGCTGGGATTGTTGGGATCAGTCGTCACGATGGGAGGCAGGAGAGGGTCTTGGCCTATCCCTAACTCATTCTGGAAAGCCACAAGCAGCACATCAATGGGGTTGCCATAGATGTACCGAGGATTAGAGTCCAGTGTGGGATACTGGTTGGATGTAAAAGAGTAAGAAGCTGGTGGCTGGGGCGTCTTCTTCTCGCCTTCGCTCTCATAGAGCACATATAGATAAAATGCTTGACTACCACCAAAGGCTCCCTTAGATGGCATAGCAACGAGTTCCCAAGTTACCGTCCCATCAGCCACAGTCTGCCCCAGCTCATTGATAGCAACAAGTGTCCAGGTGATAGGGCCGTCAGAGTGGCCACCTGCGCTGTCAACCGTGGTACCGCCCAAGGTAGTGCTCCAAGTGGGCGCGCTTGTGCCACTCTCCCCGTCCGTCCTTCCACCAGGGACGGTCGTGACTTGCTGGAGATTGCTATTACCATCCAACGCCCAAGAGCCTATAGTGTAGTAAGTGTTCTCCACCCAGCCAGGCTCATAAGTGCCCGGCCATATCGGGGCGAGCCTAGCATCCGTGATTCCAGCGACGATGCACTGCTGGATGTTGCCATTGGAGTCCTGCGCGTATTGCCCCACAGTATAGGCTTGGTCGTATAGCCATGGCAACGCTACTGGCTGGGGGCCTCCACAGAACCACAGCGCGCGGTCAAGGAGCGCTAAGCTGTCCCGGCAACCGAACTTCATCCATCCGTCCGCGCTCCTTCCTACATCCGAAATCTGCACTGCATGCATAGGAACAAAATCGGAGAGATTCATTCCCTCAAAGCCCATCTTGAGAATTGCGGTCTTGCCTACGACTTCCGGTTTCGTGGCTAGGTATTTCAGCTCCTCACTGGGGTCAATGGCTTCCACATCCAGGCCTGCGATGGAGGATTCACCATCCAGTTCATTAACGCTCTGCCCCTGGCCGGTGGGAATTTTTAGATAGGGAAGCAGCCGGATGGGCAGAGTGGGAATTGGGGGCGGCAGTACCCAAACCGAGCAGGTAGCTTGGCCCCCAGAACCTGTCACGGAAAGGTCATAGCGGGTAACTTCTGCTGGATGGACGAAGAGCGAGCCATTCACGGCCACAGCTATAGGAGCGCCACCAAAAGGAATAAGGTAAGCAGAGTTTGCATTTTCAGAAGTCCAAGTCAGGAGTGCTGCTCCCATAACTGGGTAACTTATGCTGAGATCGCAGGTCGGTGCGGGGCCTGGGAATTCTGGCTGGAATGGCATCTCTAATGCTACCCATGCGCCAGCGAAATCTACTACCATGAAACCACAGGATTCCGATTTGGCTGATACCCATTGAATCCCTTCTCCAATACAACAGGGGTCTAAGGGATCACAGGGTTCAATGTCAGCCGTACTCCCCAATGAAAGCCAGAAATCATATCCGGCAGGATGGGCCAAGAAGGGTACAAGTTCAACAGCGGGCAAGCGCCCGCTGGAATTAACACTGCCCGGCCCCAACGTTTTACCGGCCCATCGCACGTTGGTATCCAATCCCATGGCGGGGCAGTATTTTGCGGCGTGGTGCAAGACACCAGACCAGTTCAGCGTTGCCGCTAGGATTCCCGCAGCCTGCCATACGACCGTGCTCCCGCCGCCTTCGGGGATCAAACTCCCGTTTACTGCTGATGAACCGAAGACGGTAGGCTGAGAAAGCCCCGATGTGCCCGGCTGAATACAGATTGCAATCCCTATTCCATTAGAGTTTCCAAGCAGATCGTTAACCGGATCGCCGAGATTATAGTAGTGTCCGGGCTCCCAAGTTGGAGATGGTCGGCAATTATTTGGAATTACAGCATCGCTGAAGGCAAAGCCCACAAGAGCATCGCCTCCGATAGCGCCACCCTTTAGGGGGCCGCACGCCCCCTCACCCAACACCGCTCCGTATGCCGCTCCGAGATTCTGCCATTTCAGACCTGTAGATTCTGTCGTAACGTCGTCTACGCCACGCCAAAGGGGAGGAGTTGGCCCAGACACCCCACTATTCTGCGAGAATTCCAAGTCCGTATTTGAATCGTTGACTGGCCATCCCTCACTATAATATGTGTTCGGCTGCCAAGGTTCTACGCGAACCTCTTGGGGCAAGGTGGGCATAGCAAGGCTGTAACCGTCGTCGGCCAGTGCGGAGTTTACCGGCGCGAAGGAGAAGACAACGAAACGCCAGAAGCCATAGAAGACATAGAATATGGCGCTGCATGTCGCAGTACCTCCGGGGCCGGTTACGGTCAGTGTAAACTTGCCCTGACACCAAGAACTTCTCCAGTCGCCGCCATTGTATCCAAGGATGGCAGTTGTAACTACCGCATTCACGGAGCCATTGATTGGCACGGAGCCTACGCCACCATCTATACTGGCTGATGTAGCGTCGGTGGAAGTCCAAGTCAAGAGGATTTCTGAGCCCAGCACCGCAGAGTTCAGCGGTCCCCAGTTCACAAAGGTCGCGCTGCCGCTCGCTGTATGGCCTCCAAGGATAGTATTCCAGGTCGGTTCTACCGCACCAGTTCGACCGCCGCCTTCAGCTACCTGCATGTTACCATTGGGGTCTAAGCAGGTGTCAACCGTCAAGTCCATGCTGTAGTCGGAATTTGGGAACCAATGGTTAAGTCCGCCAGTTCCGAAACCGCTGGCCGAGAATGAGCAGGTTGGTGCGGGCAATTATTTACTCCTATATGGAAACATCTCGTTAAGCTTGGCCTGCCGCTTTTTGCAGCCGCCGCAGGGCTGGACTCCCATGATGCGCGTGAACTTAGCAACGGTGTCCCCAAGCCCCTTGCTGGGAGTGGACACATAGCCAAGCCGCGCCTTGAACTTTTCGTGGAGCTGTACGATGCTAAGCAAAAGCAACCTCTAGGAGCGCGGTCACGCTGAAAGTTATCCCAGCAGGTTCCGAACCGCTGCTAGAGCCAACCTGCGCGACTCGCACTTCTATCCTGTTCAGGTCGGGGAAGGCTGACCCTACATCAGGATTGCCCGGCCACAGCGGCACGGTGGTCACGAGATTGATCCATCCAGCCGTATTGTCATACAGAGCCTGATACCACCCAGTAGGCACCGCAGCACCCAAGTATGGAGTCGAGCCCAAGACCGAATAGTCTATTTCTCCATAGGGCACATACCCACCCGTGCCCATAGTACTTACGAGATGGAGAGTCAGGCTGATCGCATCACTCAAGTCCGGTGAACCCGGGGGTAGATGGACTCCCCACCAGCCTAGATACGCGGTGCAACTGTTAATCCCACCGCCATAGGAGAACCTCGTGACGCTTGCATTGGGGGGCTGCGTGAAGGTCGTGCCATCATCCCCTGCTTGTATGAATCCCTGCGTAGGAACCAAGTTAGCAGTCTTGAGCCCAGCATTGAAAGCCGCAGCTTTAGCCCACAGTGGTTGAAGCAGAAGCGTACTAAAGTCCAAGGTCACACCTGCCTCTACTGGATCGAAGGACGTGATGATGAGGCCCTCATCTGGTATCTCAAAAGTATAGAGCGGACGGGAGCGGGCGGTCATAGCCGCTACCTGCCGATTCCAAGTTGGATTGCCTGCTATCAAATCACCCCTCCCCCGCTGCTCCCAGCCTCTCTCCACTTCATCTTGAAGTTGTAGAGCCCCACAGACCTATAGGCAGCAGTCCATTGTGCATCCCATAGTGTGTAATCTGTGAAGGGATTGGCAGTGCTATCAGGATAGAAGGAGAAGATGCCGCCGCGCTCAGCGAAGATTACGAATGTGTTCCAATTGTCCACATCCGCGCCAATCTGGACTGCTTCGACGGTGATATCGGTGTAGTGGTCTGTATGCTCATAGATTGTCTCAAGCAGTCCACTCGCTGCCACGTTGCTATGTCGGATGGCGGCTCTGTCATAAGCTGGCACCTTAGTGGGAAAGGTGAAGCGGCCAAAGGTTAGAGTCGTCGTGCTCCATGCTACAGGCGGGGTAGCGCTTCCAGTTACCAGCCCAGTAGCTGGCTCCGTCCATGCTTGCCCAGCAAGCACGGGGCTGGTATTTTGCAATACTTCTGCGGATGATGTGCTCGCGCCATAAACGTTGTATCCATAAATGGGAAACGGGTAGGGATAGTCTGGGGGAGCTACCTGCACGACATTGCTAGCGTCTACCACGATGCTTCTTTCGTCCCCAGCCAGCGTCTCCCCATCTGGCGTCACGTAGGTCAGTACATAATACTCCGTGCGTCCTGCTAGCGCACCAGCCACTATCTCAGATAACGCTGGCGCATCTGGCACCATGGGAACTGCGGGATAGACGATCTTTGCTACTAGACTCATTTAGCTCCTACCTCCCAGCTCTGGGTGGTGTGATAGCGCGGGAAGCTACCAGTTGCCCACCTTGCCGCTGCGTGTAGTTGTTGAGAAGGCCCGCGACATACTTTGCGCCTGCTGACTCACCCATCACCATAACGTGGATGTTGCCAGAGGGTGTCGCCGGGCCACCGCCGATGGAAGTAAGCAATGGGGTCATTGGAATCTGGCTGCCCGTGGCTCCGGGGGCTAGAGGCCCAGTTGAGCCGCCAGCTACTCCGCCTGATGCGCCCGCACCGCCACCGCCTCTGCTACCTCCACCACCCACACCTCCAGCTACTAGACCCATCTCCACCGCAGCAGCCGTGTATTTAACTGCTGCGGCTAGATAGGCACCATCTAAGTAATGGTTCTCGGCATATTTCGCATAATTCTCAATCGCTTTGGCGGTATCGTAAACAGCGTCCACTGCTGCCATTGCACGCTTGCCAGCGATAAGCCCAACTATACCTGCAGTAGTCGCCTCAATGGTGTCTATCTCGGCTTCCTTCACCATTTTATGGGCTTTGGCCTCACGGTCAGCGTTCTCCGTGAGCACCTTATTGAGGTGCTCTAAGGCCGCTGCATGTGCATAAGTGCCTCGGGTTGCCGCCTCTTGGTCGCGGGCTAACTGCTCCAGCCCTCGGTCAGAGGCCATGATTGCCTTTTCTTGGTTGTGGAGAGCCGAAACTGTGTCTATCAGTTTAGCAATATAACCAGCAGCTCGGGCCTGTTGGCGGGCGAAAGCGGTCTGCTCCCTAGCTTCCAATTCACGGAGCCGTTCCCACTCCTTATTGGCGCGCTCTTGGGCCTTCGCCTCTACTAGGTTATCTACGGCCAGTATCCTCTGACCACTATTCCATGCAACCGTTGCTTGGTTCTGCATGGCCTGCCCAGTTAAGTTAATAGCTGTAGTCTGGCGGCGCTCTGCATCTTCTATAGCCAGTGTCAAATTAGCGATACTTGCTTGCAGCGCGGTGATCTTAGCTGGGTCTGTCTCGACACTTAATTGAGTCTGTGCAGCACCACGCGCTGACTCTAACCGCTGTCTCTCGGCAGTAGCAACTATGAGATTAGAGTTTGCCGCTGTTTCCGCCCAAGAAGCATAGGCTGCTTCTTCAGCCCCCTTGGCTTCCACTGTTCTAAGCTGGCTATCCCTCTGTGTACGCACGAGGTCTACTTCTGCCGCTATCATCTTGTCTACGTTGCCCTTCTCAGCAGCAGCGGTATAGGCGGCTATGTCAGCGGCTTCTCTAGCTTTCTCCTCCGTCGCTTTCATCTCTGCGGTGGAAGCCTTCACTATCTCATCGGACTTCTCTACCACAACCCGCGCCAGCTTCTCACGGGCATCTGCCTGCTTAGCAAGCTCATTCTGCAGCTTGATGGTTAGCTTCTCACTCTCTTCTTCCTCCTTGGCGCGTATTTCCTTTAAGCGAGCAGCCCGATTAGCTTCATTCTGAACAGCCGCATCGGCCAGCTTCTTGAATAGCTCAGGAGTCAGCTTCCCAAGATCACTGAGCTTGTATATCTCCCGGTTGATGGCATCGCGTACCGCATCATGCGCCCGAATTGCGTTGCGCATCGGGCCAGCTTCTGCTGCTGCTATGGCGTCAGCCTCTTCCTTGACTTTATCCGTCAACCGCTGTACGGCTTCTGCAGCTGAATCAGCAGCAGGCGCGATTCTAGCCAGTTCATTCAGATAGTGCTGCTTCGCCAGAGCCTGAGCCTCAGTTACTTCCTTGTCTACCACTGCAGCATCAATGTTCTTCTTTAACTCCGCATCACGGAATTTGCTGATCTCACGCAGCGTGGCATTGTACTGGTTTAGGGCAGCGCGCTTCTTGTTGTTGCCTTCCTCGTCTGCGGTCACTTCGTCGCGCAGTTTGGCAATGAGCCCCTCTAAGCTTGCGGCAGCATCCTTGTTGTCCCCCATGAACCGCAGAAATCTAGCATGTGTAGCGTCCAGACCCTTAACTACCATGTTGAGGGCATCAGTTAGAGAGATATGCTGCTCCGTAGCTATTTTTTCAGCCTTTTCAATAGTTGCTTGGGTTGCGGCGTAGTTGAGGGTAGCAGCACCAGCCTTATTCAGTAGATCAGTCTGGTGCTGAATCTCAGCGTTGGTGCGAATGAGTCTGTCATACAAGTCGCCCAAGCCTGCCGTGAAATCCCGGAGGTACTTCAAGGGACCTGTTAAATTCCATAGGGAGAAGAGCCGCAGAGATTCTGCCAGTGCTGGATTCAGCTTGGCTAGCGCCTCTTCTGTACTGTTGTACGCATTAGCAAGAGCCTGGACGGCGGCCATAGCAATATTTATCCCAGGCAGGTTGCTCATTAAGTCTGCTAAGTCACGAACATGTTTCTCAACATTCGTTATTGCTTCGCCAAGCAGTTGTAGGTTAAAACTCCAGTCCTGAAATGTCTTGATGGCACCGACGCCAGCATCTACCAGCCAGCCCTTGATGGACAGCTTGAAATCTTGCCATGCAACATCAAGTTTGTGGAGTTGCACAAGCTGTGCATCAGTTAGGAGGAGGTGCTCTTTCTGTGCTTTGTTAATGCCATTCTCATAGCCATTCTCAGCCACATCTTTCAGAATGGTGGATATCTCTGTCCAGCCACGGCCAAACACAGCCTGCGAGGCAACATCACGGTCGCCTGCATTACTCAGATCGCGGATATGCTGCGCCAGCCATTGCACCTGCTGATCTGCGGACATTAGCCCCAACTGAGCCAAGTCCTGTGCATCTTTACTGAGGCCTCTTAGAACTTTACCAGCTTCAGAGGCTGGCCGGACTAGACCCTCGTCCACATTTCTGCCAGCACGGGCGAACATCTTGGCCAGAGAATCGAGTTCCTCGCCATTTTCCCTAGCTATAACATTTAGGCCAGATAGAGTTCGCGCAGAGAGGCCAGTTGCCTCATGTACTTTGTACAGTTCCTGTCCAAACTGGATAGCTTTCGATGCGGCATAGGCCTCATAGCCAGCATAGGCTAGGGTCGCAACAGCCAGTCCACCCACGGCAGATGCCAGACCAATGCCAGCAGTCTTTGTCGCGTTGATGGCTACAGTGGCAGCCTTGGAGGCGTCAGCTACCTTAACCTGTGCAGCAGCCAATGCCGTACTGCTTTCAGCCGCAGTTATGTCTACGGCATTAAGAGCAGCAACGGCTTCCTTGAGGGCTACTATCGCGGCCTGCGCCGTAGCAGCTTTTTTGGCAACGGTTGCCGTAGCTGCGGCGGTGCTCCCCAACCCCGCATTAGCGCCAAAGAGTATGACCACCATGCGGCCCAGACCATTCAGCCAGTTTAAGGTTACAGCAGCAGCGCGGGATATTCCGTTGGAAAGAGTACGCAGGGCTGACGTGGTACGGTTGACCAGCCCCAGATGGATAGCTTGCGCTGCGCTCAATTCCTTGACAGCGCCTGAGGCCAGAAGCTGTGTGCGGATGACTTCTGTGTAAGCTAGGGCCGCCGCCTTCTGGCTAGCCAAGATTATGCGTAGACTCTCGGCAGCGGCGGCTCGGTCAAGGGCCAATTTGCGCTCATCCTCATCTGCCCTGATGACTACCCGCACGTCAGCAGCAGCACGCTCTAGCTGAGTCTGGGCGTTCTGCACTTCCTCGATGATAGCGGTGCGGCCCTTCTCTATATTCTCTTCAGTGAGGGCAGCCCCCTTGCGTGCAATAAGGATGGAGGTTATTGCCTTTATGCGTATCTCTACCTCAGCTATAGCGTTCTTGGCTACAGCAGCAAGCCTAGCTTGGTCAGCAGATATTGCAGCCTCATTGACAGCGATCTGCCTCTCAGCGCCCGCTTCTAGCACTTTCATCCGAGCTGCTGCGCCAGCCACTTCCTGTTCGGTAGTCTGGGTGATGCGCTCCTTGTAGGAGTTCAGCATGCCCGCATTGATCTCTTCGGCGGTGAAACTCTCGCGGATAAGAGCTTGGCGAACCTCCTCTATGGCTAAGCCTTCGCTCCTCAGGATTGCTATTTGAGCCTCTATGCTGGGAACAAACTGACCAGTAGCAGCAACAGCGGCTTCGCCCACAGCCCTTACAGAGGCGGCTTCGGCACCATAGACTTCTGTGAGCGCTGCTGCCACCGACTTTGCGGAGATTCCAGAAGCGGTGAGCTTGGCTGCAACTTCTTCAGCGGTAGCGCCCTGCAACTTGAGAGCTACTATATTGCCAAGTACTGCGCGAGTGAAGTCTTCATCTGATAGAGCAGCGTTCTCAAAAGCAGCAACGATTCGGCCATAGATGGAGGCCTCCGAGGCTACTTCGGCTCCAGCCACTTCGGTTCGTTTGGCTGCTCCCGCTACGACGGATTCTGTAGCAGACGCTTGGCCAGCCCGCACGTCTGCTGCTTGTTTGACCTGCCCTTCCTTTACAACTGTATCCTGTGCAACCTGGCCAGCCTGCTGCTCAGCAGTTTGGGCTGCCAGTGACTCCCGTAGCGTCGCCGCTTGAGCAGCTTGGAAAGCTCTGAACTCTTCTAGCTTCTTAGCTTGGAAGGCACGTAGCGACTCCGCCTGCTCCGCCTGCGCGACACGTACCGCCTCTACCTGCTGTAGCTGGGCCGCACGCACCTCTGCCAGTTGAGCGGCCTGCGCGGATGCTTGTTCAGCAGTCTGTGCTGCGCTACCCGCTTGGACAACACCAGCCTGTTCGACTTGGAAAGCTTCTAGATCAGCCAGTTGCTTGGCATGGAAGGTGCGGAGTTGTTCTTGTTGGAGGGCTATTGCGGATTGGATGGTTGCTACTTGCTTGGCCTGTGCAGATTCTACCACTGCTACCAGAGAGGCACCAGCGGCTTCCTGCGTAGCAACAGCCTTTACAGCGTCTGTCTCAATAGCAGTAGAGATAGGAGTGCCAGCAAAGGCTATCTTAATAGCGGCAGCAGTCTGCTCCGCACTCATGCCAACTGAGCGCAGGGCTGTGGCGACTGCTTCGGAGTTGGTGCCTATGCTCGCAGCAGCAGTAGCGTAGCTGGTAGCTATAGCCTGCTGCTGAGTTTCTATCTCCGCAGCAATAGCTTGGAGCTTGGCGTTTACCTGCTCGTCGCCAGTAGCACTGAGTAAGAATTGTACTCCAACTTCTGGACCTGCACCCATATTATCCTATCCCGACTTTGCTTCCTCTTCGGCTATGCGGCGCATCTCATTCTTCCACTCCCACAATTGCCGCGCAGCCTCAAAATTTACCCTAGTCATAGCGGCATCCTTCTCCAGCACATCGCTTGGGAGGACGTGAAAGCATTCTGCGAGTTGTGCAACAGCCAAGGGCATTTCACTATTTAGGAAACGTATCGACGGGCTGTCCTTGCCCGTCTTTAATGCCCATCAAGTAGTCAATAAGGAACCGCGCATCCCCAGGCAGCAGGTCATCGAACCCTATCTCGCCAGCTTCATAGTTGGGAATGTCCCTAATCTTGGGATCAAGCACATGGTCGCAGATGAGCTTGCGCGTGAGCTGGAGGTTGCGAGTGATCTCCTCTGGCGTGGCTTGGCGGACAGCATCCGCAGCGGCGTCATGAGCCTCAGCCCCAGTGCCGATGGGGAGCGCTGAGATGTTCTGTGTGAACCAGAACGCATTTGCCTTGCGTACCTTGAACTCGACGCCTGATTCGGGCAGCGTGATGTTTTGGAACTTTGCGATTACAGCTAGATATTCTTGACTCTTATTCATATTGGTAGGACCTCTTTGAACGTGGATTTTTACTATGTACTACTGGAAGGATTGCGGAGCTGCCACGCTAGAACAGCGTAGGCAGAGGCTCCAATATTATGATGCGAAAAACTTATCTGGGGCTACTTGGAAACTTTCGTAGCTGCATAAGAAATCAATTCATGCTCCCAGATGCGTTGAGGCTTATACCCAGCAGCAGCGGCATCAACAACAGCCCTAGCATCGCGTTCCTGCTGATCGGGCTTTCCACAACCCGGACGGTGGATTGGGCATCCATGCCAAAAGCAGCCATCCACGTCTACTACAGTATTGGGCGGTATAAAGAAATCCCATATGTGCCCTGCTGCGGAGAACTGCCATTTATATGGCGTACCAGCAGCCTCCAACTCCTGTGCAAAGGCACGCTCAGGAGCAGTAAATCTAAAGAATTTCTTTTTCGCCTCTGGTGTCTGCATCCATGTGCGGCGTCCAGCACCCACAGCCAGCCTAGACTCCTCTGGCATCCTGTGGCCAGTCTGCTCAAACCGTTCATCATTGGCGCGGCGCGCAGCAGCGTGGGCATCATCCATGTAGGCAGATTTTTCTTCTGGGGTGAGGTTAGCGAACCACGTCCTGCGCCTGGCACTAATCTTCGCCTTGGTTTCCTCTGTATGCTTCCAACCATAACGTATCTCATTTGTGGTGCCAGCAGCAATACGCTCTTTCGTGGCTATTGACATCTGTGCACTTCTCCGTGCTTTCTCTTCAGGACTCATAGATGCGTGATATTCCACCATGGCCATACTCTGCTTTGCTATAGTTTCAGGAGTGGGGCGTATACCGCGTTGGCGCAGAGACATAGCTTCTCGAATCTCTGGAGACCTCTTTTTGCCACTATTAGCCAAGCTAATCTTTGCCTTCGTTTCGTCAGACATAGGACCATGTGGCTTACCCTTCTTAGCTGCGCTTATTTTATGCCTCGTCTCTTCCGATGGACTGTGGGGATGGCGGGTTTTTAGGGCTGCCATATGTTTAGCCCTGCGCTCAGGAGTAGACCATGAGCGCTTGCCAGCTTCCCTGAGGATTTGGTGTATTTCCTCTGGGGCGGATGCGTAGAAGTCTTGTGATATCTTCCGCAGCTTTTCACGCGTCTCAGAAGTAGGATGATGGCCCAAGTGGCTAGTGGATAGCTTCTCTATAGTTTCAGGTGATCTCCTCTTGCCGCGATTGGCAAGTCCAATTTTGCGCTTGGTTTCCTCTGAGTGCTTACGACCCCGCCGATGGAGTTTTGGACGGTATTCTTCCATAGACTTGGAAGGGTACCAAGGAAGATCGCTTCTGTCAAGAAGTAATTTGTAGGATTCTAAACGCAGAGTATGTAGGCTAGACGCTGGTCGTCCTCACCATTTCGCAAAGTTCATCGCCGAACTCGCGCGAGCTATCTCCCAGTACTCCGAACTTGAGAGAATACTTACTGTGCGCAGTCCGATGAAATTGCAATTGAATTGCACTTTTGAGGTAAACTCGCGGCGCATACACGTAAATCCACTGCCCAATGTTTCCGCGGTCGGCGGACACTAGCATGAGCGAGCGGATGTTGTCGTTGCAGGATAGCTGCCCGCCCATCGTGAATACATCCACGTTGGCCAGTTTCTGCGCGTTGGTGCCGTAATCGTCCGAGAAGTAACGCTGCATCCTCAGCGCGTCAAACTCCATCATCACGATATCCAACTCAGCTTCGACCTTAGTGAGGGCTGCATCAATCGCGGCCTCATACTGGTCAGCACGAATCTCCACAGCGGTCTGCGTAACGGAGAACTGTGTGGGACCCTCTGTAAGGCCAAGGTGCTGCCCCCATTTGGCGATTGCGCTGGAAGCGGTATAGACCCCATTGCCCTTGGAACCCAAGAGCGTGGCTGTGGTGACTGAACCACCCACGGTGACAGATTCCAGTGTCCATGTGCCATTGACGCTTGTGTTGACCAATCCACCAGACACAACGATGATATCACCATTATAGGGAGTGTAGCCCACAAGGTTGGTGAACGTCACCACAATTGGGGTAGCGTTCGTAGCTGTCAGCAGGGCAGCAGTCTGCGTGGCAGGCTGGCCGCTGGTATCAATAGCGATCTCGTCCGCAGCAGTAGGCGGCACGTGGCTGGTTGGCGGTGGAACGCCCAGAAACACGTCAGCAGGACTCTGGAGCACATTCCGGCTGGAATAGACTTTAGTAACAGTTGCCATTGCATTACCTCACTAGGTTATGACGTGATCTTGACGATCTGAGCAACCCCATCCTTCAATACGCGGGTTACATCACAGATACATTTGAACTTGAGCTTCCAGCTAGTCTGCGTTGTGCGGTGGAACGTGGTCTGGACTGCGCTGGACAAGAACGCCTTGTACGCCTGCACCGCGTAAAACTTGCCTACGTTTGAGCGGTCTGGAGATACTAGCATCAATGTCTGAAACGTAATAGCGCAGGAGTTCACGTTGCCAAACTGTAGGATGTCAGCCGCAGGGTTGCCGCCCGCAGCAGCTACGTGAGTGTATGTGCCCAGCGTGGATGAGAAGTACTTCTGCAGGTTCTGGAAGACTGCTTCCTTGGCCACGAAGTCGATCTCAAACTCTGAGGACACGAAGGCAGCATCCAAGGGGGAAGCAAACTGGTCGCCGCCGATCTCTGCGAACTTGGGAGTGATGGTCAGAGTCAAGGGGCCTTCCACGAGTCCCAGATGCACCCCGTCAGTGCCGTTGTCTGCGGGCTGGCCGGTAGCATCAAGAATGTAAGTGCCTCCACCAGTAGCGGAACCCCAGACGTTAGTTCCTTGGACAGGAGGGATTGCGGAGATAGGCGCTTGGACCCCAAGGTAAACGTCAGCCGGACCCTGAATTATAAGAGCATTATTGTAACTCTTGAGGATGTTGCTCATGCTATTTTTTCACCTCTTCCGCATACTTGTGCTTGACTATTCCGGCCAACAGACTCTCCACTTTAGGTCCGCTGCCGCGCAACAGGCTACCCTTGAGCGCCATGAATTTCTGCCCGCCCCAGGAAGTGAAACTCTTATCCGCGGGCGCAAATTGCACCTCGAAGTCCCAGCCTGCGGGGATGGCAGCAGTCCACGACTCTAAAACCAGTCTGATAGTATGCTTGCCAGCAGCCATACTGATGCCTCAAAAGTTTGATGCCGTAGCTGGGCAAGGGGCTGATGAGGTCCACGCTCAGACCTCCTCCACAACTACATCGAACTCCATCTGTGCGATCATCTCCAAATTCGTGCTTGGGCGCTGTAAGTCGCTGTACCTAGTTCGCGTTGGCCAGCAGCCCAACACCGAGCCAGCCTGCATTGGCGTGGTGGCAGTTAGGTTGATGATGCTCTGCGATGGAGATTGCGGGAAAGGAACCACCAATGGCAACGGCGTGTAAAAGTCCGCAAAGCTGGGGCTGATGGCGGGATTCACCTGCGCTCCAAGGCTGGATATGATCTGGTCCAGCGCCAGCACATACCGCCAAGCTTGCTGGGCTAACAGGTTGCGGTCTTGACTAGCAAGCGCAATGGTAGCCTCGAAATTCACCAGTTGGGGGCGCGCCTGGACTGTATCTGGGTGCGTGAAAGTGACCAGCCGCGGTACTAGCAGGAGAGCGGGCCATTGCGTAGGTGGGTAGAAGGAGAATCCATACTCTGCGAACACTGGCAGTGTGGCGTCTACAGTGGCAAGAGAAGCCGCTATGTCACGCTGGATGATCGCTAGAACCTGCTTCGCTAGCGGCTCCGTGAGCTTAGAAGAGAAGAATGGCGCGAAAGACATCTAGTTAGCTGCTCCCCATAAGTGAGATTCCCACGCCCAAATAATAGCTTGACAGGCTCCAGCATCCAGTGTAGAATGGGGATTGAGGTGAAACATGGCAAAACGCATTAAGAAATCCGATACCGCACTCGTGGACAGCCTTGAAAAGTGCTTCTACTGGGCGTCCGACGATGGTAAGGGCGGCCTAAGTCTGGTGGACGCTCTTATGACTGTGGCAGATAGCATGGACAACCTGACGAAAGCCCTCAACAACTTCTATTGTGAGGAGCATCTTGAGGCTGTGAATGAGGCAGTAGCAGAATCGCTTAAAGAGTCTAGTCCTAAGCCCCGCTAGATGGATATGATGTCCATCCGGGGCCATGCATGAATATACCATCTGCCATTTCTGCTGCCCATCTTATGAACTCAGCCTCGGTTAGAGCCTGTAAGCGCTCATTCCAATAGAATATTTCTCGCTTGGGCAGGTTCTTGCCTGTCCAATGGTTATACGCTCCAACTTGGTGCGCGTAGCCTCTTGCCAAGCTGGTGCCCCATTCGCCGCTTTCGGGCAGGAATTCCTCGATATGCCCCTCGCCACCCTCATCGAACGAGCCTTCCAGCAAGCCACTATCATGCAGGATAGGATGCGCTGAGCCACGCTTCTTGACCGTGGATTCGGCTAACTGCTCCCACCCACCAGTCTCAGCGCCCTCGCTGGCAAACTGCTCATGCTTAGCAGGCCAGAGCACATTGCGCGAGATAGCACGCCACAATGGAGTCTTATCACGCAGGCGGTTGATGAAGTCACTAGCTGCACTCTGGAAGACTTCTGCGCCTCCGGTTCTACCGCCATATGACCACTGCATGCTAATGGTTATCATGCTTGTAAGTATCTCAGAACACCTGGGTTAACCAAAACGGCTTATTGTCACTGTTGGGCTCATCCACGGTTGGCGTGCTGTCTGTCTCGCCCCCAGCAATTCCTGAGAAGGCTGGTTCAATGTCCGTAGTGCGCGAATAGAGCCAGAAGAGGCTATCATACAGGCCAGCGGAGATACCCTTCAGGTTGGTTTCCCATCTTTGGTAGGCCCCACGAGCCATGGACTGTTCAGTAACACTGAGGGTTGCCCAGATGGCGCTCGCTAGCCGCCAGATGCCGTAGTTGCGCACGAACTCGCGCAGGATGTCCGCTTGGTTGGTGACGGGAGTAGCCTGCGTAGGATCGGACACCTTCGGGTGGCTGAGGTTATCCGTGTTCAGGCCCCTGTTGTAGAAAGCCGCATGGACAGTCCCAGAAGCATCATTCAGCCAGCCTTGGATGGAAGCGTCAGTGATCGAGCCAGGCTGGTTGCGCATGAAGCGCGGGAACATATTGGCGACATCCTCTACCGTGCAGTAGCTCATTTAATCCCCTAAAACAACAATGGCCAAGCAGCCATGACAGCCACTTGGCCAGTTCTCACAGCGGCTATCTGCCGCCTGCAATCATACCGTACTACCTCAATAGAGCACCAAGAACACACCCGCAGTCACGCCCGTGTCGGTTATCACATAAATGTTCGTGTCATCAAACCCCGGCTCGCCGCTGAGGGGAATAAACCCCCCGTAGGTTCCATCGGAGCCATCCAGCGTAGGAGGTACAGCAACCGCGGAGCCGTCAGCCGAGTAGGCTATTGGTACCACCGCGACTGGTGTATTGGGCAGCCCATGCGGAATGGTATTCAAGGAAGCGCCGGTCAGGCCGGTAACCACCAGATTGGCGGCCCGCAAACTATGCTGCTCAGCAAGTTGGGCGATGTCCCTGTAGCTTGGTACAACTGAGATTCCCATGGTATTACTCCTCTGCTGATGCCAGCGGTATGGCAGCTTTCGCTTGCGCCTTCACAGCCGCTTCTGCTTCCATTGCTGCTTTTGCTCCAACCGTCATGCCTACGGGAGCCGGAATTACTCTCGCGGCTGCTACTTTGATAGTACCAGGAACCACAGCAGCATCCGGTGTATAGAGCCTAGCGTAACGGGGCAGCTTCTTGAGGAAGTGTTGGGCGAGGTCTTCACCCAAATCCCTGCCAATTTCATACAGCCCTCGCCCATACTCAAAGCCATCATGTGCGATAGGATGAAGCAGTTGAATTACCATTTAGTTCGCTAGCTCCTGGTGCTTCTAAATCACGTTCGTCCAGAGAAACGCAGCGGTCTCAGCGACCAGTTTCTGATCGTAATATTTTTTTACTTTCAAATAGTCGCTATCCCGAGTCTCCAGCCTGAACCGTTTGACCAAGTAACTGATGCCGTTGCCGACCCACAGGAAGTGGTAGGCAAACGCTGGCACGCGCAATCCAGGTCGCCGTGGACGGTAGAACAGGAGCGCATTGTCGCCCCAGATGTATTCCAGAGAGTCCACTTCGCCTTCCACGTTCGCCTGCATCAACGGGGCGGGAACAATGATCTCTTCCACGTCGAAGTATTCTGCCATCTGCTCCGCGGTAATCATACTGCGAGCGCCGTTTTGAGTATACTTCATGGCATCGAGGACAAGTGGATGGTTGCGCAGAGTGCGGAATATCGGACGAGGCAGCAACAGGATGTTGGGGAACTCGCCGATGGACTGCTGCACAGTTTCCTTCGCAGCATCCACAGCCAAGCGGGGGTTGGAGTTGGTATAATCCGACCACATGTTGGTGCCAGACAGTGCTTGGTTGTGCGTGATGTTGCTTGGATCAGTGACCAAGCTCGCAAACGCTACTTCCTGATTGAGCAACAACTGGGAAGTGATCTTCTCAGTGTACTCAATGTCAATCTGCGCGCCAGGGTCAGCATTCGTGCGCAGCTCATCAGGAATGGGCAGTCCCAAACCGTGGCCATCGCAACGATACGACCCGCGGGTGTCCAGGTCAACTTCGATCTCGTTGGCCTCATCACCGGGGCGCAGTTGGTCAGGGATAGCGCGGAAGTGCTGCTTGGAGAATTGGAAGTATAGGTCGTTCTGCTTCTGGACTGGAACGACGGGTGCCACTCGCTCGGCGACAAACGCAGCGTTACGGTATGCCACGCTGACGTTGCCAAGGGCTTGGTCTATGTGTACTTGGGTCATGCCTGCCATAAGTTTTCCCTCTTCGTACTGGGTGTCCTATGAGGTGCGTTGGCGGGTATCTAACGGGCCTCAAAGTTTGCAGCAAGCGTACCCACGAATGCTCTAGCCCGTTTCTAGGGGGAGCTAGTGCCCTGATACTGTTTACACAGCAGGGTTGGAAGCTGGCCGCAACACCTGCGTCAATCTAACTCGGATGACATCGCCAGGATTAGTGGCCGCTCGCAGCGCCTCACCAACTTCGTACACGTTGCCGCTGGTTTCAGACACGGCTTTGACTGAGCCCATAACGTTGACGCTGTTGATAACGGTCGTCGCTTTGATGTTTACACGCTGCCCGATGGCAATAGACGCGCCCGCGATGACCCGGATAATGCTGGGAGCCACGGCAAAGGACACAGCCTTCCCGTTTATGGAACTGGGAATGGAGCCCACGGGCCAAGCGGCACCACTGGGGATGATATACTTGCCCCCGCTGTAGTCCTGTGTGGCATCTGGAATCAAGGATTCGGTAGCCACGCCTGCGATGGGGCCTGCGTTCGCAGAGGCCGACATGGCAAATTGGCCCTCATTGGAGGTATCAAGAATCGCCACGGTGAACTTGCCCACCTGGACATCATCGCGGCTCTTGTAGCTCTTGCGCAAAACCTGGTCAGTGTTCGACATGTCAGTTCCTCATCACTATACTGTTTGACGTTCTACTGTCTTACTGATCGAGCATTTCCCGCGCTGGGGCGATAGTGGCATCACGGTAGTCTTCCCACAGCTTAGGCTGCTTCCTCGTTGCATCAGCCAGCGCATCGGAATACGTGTACTTCGGGTCTTCCTTGTGCTCGGTCAACTCTTTTCGCGCTGCCTTATCAACTTCCACCACAGGGTCAGGGCCTTCGCTCTCAGAGCCCAATCCTATCACCGAACTCAATGCAACCTGCTTTGGCGTGCTGGCCACGAACTCACCAAAGCCTGCGAGGTCAGTCATGGCCTGCCGCATCAGGTGAGGTCGCTGTTTGGGCAGGAACTTTCCACCTTGGATAGCCTCGTCCACAGCCTGCTCAGCCGCCTGCGCCTTGAACACAACGGAGGGCTCGATTCGGCCCTCATCGACCAATCGTGGAACCTCACTCAGGTTGATACGCCCAGCTTTCTTGCTGCCTTCAGGGTAGCTGATGAGCCGCAGGATTTCGGTTGGACTCAACTCTTGGTCTGACGCCTTTACCTTCTTGGGCGGCTCCGGCTCATCGGGAGTCTCAGTCGGAGGATCAGTCTTATCCTGCAAGAACGCGCCAGCGGGCTCTTGCTCAGCAGGGTCTTTCACGGGATGCGTCGGGCCAGCCTGTGCATTCCCAGCAACAGGGTCGGCATCATCAAGCTCAGCGCAGAACTCCGCCATCGCCTGATCGCTCATGCCCTTTGGCATGACGCACAACATCTCACCCAACTCATCGAATCGGCCAAAACGGCCCTTGAATTTCCCGTCTTCGATCTTTTTCACTTGGCTCTTCATTGGTATCTCCGAAGCTGCCTGCGCTGATGGCGGGCCACTTTTGTCAATCTTGGATTTCCAAGCCGAAACGATGCGGCTTCTAATCTGACTTACCTGATCGCCACTATACTTCGCCGCGTTCTTACTCTTGTGGATGTAATTCCAAGCAGCCCTTATGTGCTCTTCAGTATCAACTGGATATCGCTTCTGTTTGTCCTTCTGGTAACCTGGATCAGCGTATGCGACATCCCCATAGGGCTTCTTATCCGCAAGTACAGCCATACACTCTTCTGATGCGTTAGCACTTACAGCGGCTTGTGGGGCAACAGGCGGTTGCTCGCCCTGTGGGCCAGCAGGTGGCTGAGAGGGGTCACAGAACTCCGGCTTCTTAACTGGCGGCTGGCTTTTGTCGAGAGTTTCCGCAGCTGACACCACTGGATTCGCGCCATCGGCAACAGGCACAGCAGTATCCAGAGGAGGATCGCTAGTGTCCGCAGTTTTCAACGCGGGAGCTGCTTCAGGTGGAGTTGTGCCCAGCGGCGTAGAATCAGCAGTCACACTCTGCGGCGCACCCTTGCCCAATGCCGCAGGAATATGCGCAGTACCCACGCTGATTAGCTCTTCCTCGGAAAGCAGAATGGGCGGCAGCTCTTCCAGGAATGGGTGGTTCGTGAGCGCCCCACTCGTCAACGTCGCACCTTGCGGTTCGCCAGAACCCTTATCTTTCACGCCCCAGTCAATTGCGGGTGAGAAGAAGCGATACTGGCCAGTCCGCACCATGTCGGATGCCTGTGGAGTCCACTCAACACGCCCAATAAGCTGGTTGCCGCGTGTGTAAACATCGTGAATCCATCCTGCCGCGGGAATGGGCTGCCCTTTCGCAAGAACAGGGTGCTCAGAAGCATGTTCGTAGTCAATCACTACTTGTTCGTTCTTACGTTTCTTGAAATTGTCTACAATGCTTTGCAAGTCTTGTTCAGTGATCGAGAATGGCTCGCCTTTTACCCAGCTACCCGTGCAGGCTAGCGGGATGTCCTGCACATCCTTGCCATTCCATGCGGTAGTGGGAGCCGCCATGCTGAGTAAAACAGTGAAAGGCATACCTAATACACCTGCGGAGAGCTTAACTTGCTTCTCACCTTTTTTGATGGGAGCGGTAATGCCTTTGGCTTTGTTAGCACGCAGGTTGTCCAACGCCGACTGCAACAGTGAAGCGTGCTTCGTCTCATCCTTCAGCGCGTTCTGGAAGGACTGCGCAGCTTGCTCGTTCTTCTCCTCGCGCGCGGCGGCGATGAATGCTGGGTAGGTGACATCGCGCTCTTTCGTCTCGCCCTTGTCCAACGCGGCTAGGAGGTTGGCTTCGGTCGTACCCACTTCAGGAGCTTTTGTACCCACTTTGGGCTTAGCCCCTAGTGCTCTAATTGCGCCTGCGTGGTTGTCACGATGGGATGCTTCCTCTGTAGCAATAGAAGCTAGAGTGCCAGCAATATCAGTGTGGCCCTCTTCCTTAGCCTTCTGAGCGAAGGCTAGATATTTCGCATGCGCGTTGCACTCATCCTCGTGGGCATGCTGGAGATTGTCTAGGGTGGAGCCGACAGAATCCAGCGTAGCTTTCTTGTCGGCTTTCAGGGCCGTTACGAATTTACACTCACCACATCTGAATTCATCAGCCTTCGCAGCGGCCTCATATAAGTTACAACAACCGCGCTTCGAGGATATGCCACCCTCGACTCTCACGATGACACAATCAGCATCCTTGTGGGCTCCCACAAGCTCCAAATAGCCAGCAGTAGCAGCGTCAACCCTAAACTCATCCCCGGCTATTTCTATCGGGTCTTTGGGAGCATCAGCCTCGGGGTTGGAATCTTGCGGGATTGCGGGACGCGCAGGCTCATCGCGCTTACGGTCGTTTGTAGTCGCGTTCGACGGCAGGCTGTTGCCACTTAACATTTCAGTGGTAAAACCTGGGCGATCTGGGTTTGAGTTCATCGGCGGATGAGCTATGGGGTCAAATACAGATTCGTAAGAAACCTTCACCCCATCAGAACGCCCAATCGTAGCTTCACCGTCTGCGACTTTTTCCCTTTCTTTCTGGATAGTCTTGTTGGCAACACCGAAAGCAAGTTCTTCAGCAGCATCCTTGTCCTTGCCTTCTGCTATAGATTTAGCATATACTGCGTTCCATTGAGCCGCCCAAGAAGCACGGATGCTTTCTGGGACATACGCAGGAGTCGAGTTTGCACTATATGGCATTGCTGATCTTCCTTAACGCAGCCCGCCGTCTCCTAGCCTCTGTGTATCTTTTTCGACCGGCTATTATACATTTTTTACAAACCCTACATCTCTTCTTCACACTGTATGCGGTATTTTCTGTAGTATATGGATGACCATTCCGACAACATTCTTTCGGTTTACGGTTACGGCTAGCCGCACCAATCTTCGCTCTGTGCACAGGAGTAAGCTTATGGCCAAGGGTGTGTGTATTGCCCTTGAGCCTAGCACTTATGTCCGGCCTCTTCACTCCTCTGCTCTTTCTTGGTTTGGTCTCAGGTGTTCGTTTCTTGCATTTAGCTAGTTTCCTGCCCTTCCTCTGGGCACTCCATTTGGCTCGTGTCTCAGCCGAGAACCTACGACCCTTCGCAACCTTACTCAGGAGGGCACATGTTTCTGGAGACCGTTTCCTGCCAGTGTTAGCCAGCCGCAGCTTCTCCTTGGTCTCTGCATGACAAGTATGATTACTGCCACCAGGTTTCACATTGTAGCCATTTGGTGCCACAGTGTTCTGCACCTTTATATGGTATTCCTCAAGCGCGTTCAATTCGTCTAACGTGTTGGCTTCCATGAGGATGCAAGATTCAAAATTCTCCGCCCCATATTTACGTATGGCAGCATGGAGGGGAAATATACTTCCATGTCTAGCCGCTGAAAGATGCTCTGCCCACCTATGTTTGAATGTATTGATCGTCTGCCCGACGTAAGCCTTATCACTGACGCGGCAGCGAATTAAATATACAATCATGCCAATCCAAGAGCGTAGGAATAGCCTCCATCAATTCGATGGGCCATAAGAGAACTTAGCTTATGGACGGTGTGTCGTCGCGTGGCACATAGCGTCCCACGCTCCCCCCGCCGGGTCAACGTAAATCCAGCAATATTCATTCTGCGCAACCGTTAACTGCGGCGGTGTGGAAACTCCGTTTACATGCCAAGTTGATGTAGTCACCGTCACGGCGGTAGAGCTTCCTGTAGTAGCATTCAATATAGCAAATCCACACTTGGGATTATTCAGCGTGGTCGCGTCTGGCAAGGATTCGGTTGCTGCATTGGCACCCAAGAACTGAACCTGAACTCCAGAACAGTCATTGTAGCCAACCGTATCAGCATCACCAATCACGTTCCTCACAGCGAATCCTATCTGAAATTCCTGCGGGGCGGAGGATGCACTTGTGGTATTCCAACGGCCAAAGAAAAACTGGCCTCGCGTGGACGATGGCGTGGTACTCCCCAAAGTCGAAGTTGTGAGGTAGTAAGCTATGCCATACTGAATCCCGCTCGGTGTATAACCTACTAAAGGAGCGCATCCCGTAGCATTCCCACTCGCTGCAATCCCAGTGGGAGCATAGCCGGTTTGACAGAGAGTCGGAGTGCCAGCGAGAGCTGAAGCGGTGCCCGTGTAGGTGCCACTGACTTCAAATCTCTCTATACCATCAGAAGGGTTGAGTGGCGTGATAACCAGACCAACCGCATTAGTGCTACTCGTGACAAAGTTCAGCCCATCCTGCGCAGTATTAGGCGAGCTATTAGTCTCCAGCGATATGCTCCCTCCGCCCCCACCGCCCAGAAAGGTACAATCAGTGCGGCTGTGAAGGGGGTTATCTGCGCAACTCACGCCAGTACCAATCAGATTGAGGATTTCCTCTGCTGATAGAACTATTCCACTCGCTTCAACAGTGCGATAGCCAACGCTCACAAATGGAGCGGGTGGGAAAGCCCCCAAAGGCGTATGTTGCCCGAGATTGTACGTGGAGCCAGTGATGCTGTAGTTGGCTGTGTAGACCAAGTTGGATTGGCGCAAGTAGCGGACAGCGTAGAACGTCCCAGAAGGTGTGATAGCGTCATTGCCTGTCACGCTCACTGAGAAGCTGCCATTAGCAGCAGCCCTAGTGGATACCACTAGAGTTAGAACGACCGCCCCAGAGCTTGTAACCGTGCATACGTTGCCAGTGCCACAGTTCTGGAGTTGGAGCTGGACGGCAGCCCCGCCAAGCGCATATCCCTGCGAATCCACCACCGTGCCAGTGACCGTGGTAGCACGCGCGCTTATGGGCAGGAGGAGCAACAGGAACGCAAACCAGAATAAGCGAAATCGCATCTCATATCTCCAAAATATCCAATACCAGCACGCCAGTATATTGGCGGCTTTGGTCTGTCGAGACCACTATCTCAACATTGTGCCGCTCGCCAGTGTTGCCACCCTGTAGCCACAGGATCACGAAGGGAGAATCCACATAGGGGGCGGGCGATGAACCGATGATGGCAGCGCTGGAGTCAACCCCTGTCGCTGCGTTCGTGGACGTGGCCGAGATGATACCAGTTACGACCTCGCCCGGCTGCAAATCCGGTGTGAAATCTAGCTGATAGTCGAATATGTCTCTCGGGTCTTTCCAAGTTGCTGGCATGATGACTCCGTTCAGTCCTGTTTAGAGCGTGGTACAACGCTCCCTTTGGAGTGGGACTCAACCGAGCCCACCCTATCTCTATTTTCCACGCTGCCGCCGCGGGGTTGGCTTACCGTACCACCAGTATGCAGCCTACTCGCCGATGTCCCACCCTGACTGCGAGATTCGGCGCTTCCGCCACGTGTGGGGAAGAACATTCTCTCGACAAGGCGGTCTAGCCAGACCCATCGGTCTCCAAGCCTAACTAACAGGCCAAGTTCAATATTTTGAGCGTCTAGCCAAGTGATTGGCTCACTGGCCAGAACTCGGCAGCCTAGTGTTGGGACAGCAGCATCCAGCCAATTGGCAGCGGTGCTATCCTGCGCAGAGTAGTGCGCGCCAACAGCAAGCTGGACTCTATCATCCCAGTTTGCGGACGCATCGTCGGCCACTGAGAACGTAAGCGGGCCTGCACCCTGAACGATGAGAGCATCCTGCCAACTAATGCCATCACTAGCGGATGCCTGCTGATGCCCCTGCTGGCCAGTAGAGTCCTGCGGGATTCTGGAGTCAGTGATAGCTTCCTGCTCACCTTCCAGCAAGCCGAGAGCTTCCATTCCCACCCAGCTTATGGTATCGGTTGCAGTTACCAATTGCAGAGCATAAAGGGCCTTGCTGACATTATCTGACCAATTAGCAGCATCAGAATCCGTGAGAAGTAGTAGCTCACCAGACCCTATGGATACCGCATCAAACCAAGACTGCAAATCGCTGGCAGAGCATTGGCCAGTCTGGATCGCATACTGAGCATCATTCCAAGCGAGTGAGTTGACTAGGCTTAGAGCTTCCCCGCCCAGCAATTGCAGACTGTCCACCCATCCTGCAACCGCGCTGTCCGTTGGTGATCCAAGCTGGCCTGTGGTAACTGCTTGGCTATCCAACCATGCAAAGGGATCAATGGGGGCGAGCCGCTCACCGCCTAAGATGATGGTCTCATCCAGCCACGAGATGGAGTCTGACGCAGCGCAGGTGATACCAGTGGTGGTCGCAACGACCACGGTATCATTCCAAGTGAAGCTATCGGCTAAGATGATAGCCCCCGCTCCAGCAAAGCTCAGAGCGTCCTGCCAGTTGGCTGCTTCACTGTCAGAGGGCGCTGCTGTTATTCCAGCCGCTCCGCTGACGATGACCGAATCCTGCCAGTTGGGGGACTGGTCATCGGCGAAGGAAATCTGCCCGTACTCAAATGCTTGCTGAGAATCATTCCACCCATAGAACGTATCGGATAACTGGACTATCCCAGCTAGTGACGATGCTATCACATCAGCCAGCCAAGAAGCCTCGGACTCTGCCCATGGGATCAGTTCTCCCACCAAGATGAGTAAGGAATCATCCCAAGCGGGCATGTAATCAGAGAAACTGGCGAGGGTTCCCGCGATGACGGCCACAGCATCCAGCCAAGCTTGCTCAGAGTCGCTGGGCTGGACAATCTCGCCAACTAGGACAGTCCCAGCATCAAGCCAGTTTGCCACTTCCGAATCGGATGGGGCGAAGGAGACTCCAAGCTGGACTATTGCAGCATCCTCCCACCAAGAGAATACATCGGCAAGCGCAAGGTTTCCCCTACCTGCGAAGGTTAAAGCATCTAACCAGTTAGTGGACTCATCATCAGAGGGAAGTGCGGTTATGGTAGCCTGTCCGCTGACTACAACCGCATCAGCCCAATTCGGACTCTCATCATCAGCGAGAGCAATCCTACCGTATTCGGATACCGCCTCCGAGTCGTTCCAAGTGAATGTATCTGATGGCTGGATCAGTTCGGCTAGAGAGGATATAGAAACCGCATCAGACCAGTAGCCAACCTCTGAATCAGTCCACAGGATTAGTTCTCCGACCAGCATGGCCAGCGAATCGTTCCAATTGCCAACTTGGGAATCGGCTGAGGATAGAACCTCTCCAACTAGCAGGTCTAGGTCTTCATTCCAGTTGAAGCCCTCATTACCAGAAGGCACATCGCCGAGGCCAAAGACAGCAGCATCACTCCAGTTCCCACTCTCAGAGTCGCTGGGTTGCGCAGGAATGCCCACAACCAGAGCTAGAGCATCCGCCCAGTTACCGTAGCAAGAATCGCTTGGCTGAACTTGGACGCCCGCGGTTGGGGTCTCAGCATCAGACCATATACTTGTCTCGGAATCCGAAGGTGTAAGCTGCTCGCCAACCAAGACGCTGGCTGTGTCAGCCCAATAGCCACCCTGAGAATCGGAGGGCTGGGGCTGCTCCCACCCTATCGCGCTGGCAGCATCAGACCAGTTGGCAGTCTCAGAATCAGATGGAGATATCTGCTCGCCAAGGGTCAGACTCTCAGAATCCCCCCAATAGGCGGCTTCCGCATCACTGGGGGATACCTGCTCACCGCCGACTATGGCAATTGCATCAGACCAGTTTCCCGCTTGAGAATCACTAGGCTGCGGAGAAATCCCCGTGATCGGAGTTTGCGCCTCTGTCCAATTATCCGCTTCCGAATCTGAGGGTGATACAATCTCGCCAACAAGGATGGTAGTAGAGTCAGACCAATTTCCCGCCTGAGAGTCCGATGGCTGCGGCTGAGACCATAGAATCTGGCTGGTGCTATCCGACCAGTTGCCCGTTTCAGAGTCGCTAGGCGACACCTGCCCACCCAGAATCAAGCTTCCTGAGTCAGACCAGTTAGCAACATCAGAATCACTTGGAGCGACTCGC